GCGTACGGTGGCGCTATCACGCTGCGGAAAGGGACGAAGCATCGAAAGATGTTCGACCTTCTACACTCCACGAACGGCGGCGTGGTAGCGTATCGGATGTTCGATGCCGTCGTGTGGGACGGCGTTCCGCCGCGCGGCGATACGCTCGACGCTTACATCCGTCAGATCAGGTTCGCGACCGGGATCGGGATCATCCACCATAAAGGCGTCGGGTATCAGCTAGACCCGTCCCGCGACGACGTGAAGATACGCGTAAGTCAGGGGTGGGTATATGATGATCCGCCGTCCGTCGTTGGTGAACTGACGGAAGAACGGGTGTTGGAGTTCGCGTAATGAATTCCGCCGTTTACACGTTTGCGTTAATGTTATATGATATACGGACAATCAAGGAGGGTGACATGGCCGACGACCTTAAGACGACCGTCTTCGCGGCACTGGATAACGCCAAGGAGAACGGGTCTATGGACGAACTGATCGGGCTCGGATCGAACCTGCTCATCGCCGAAGACCTGGTTATGTATGACGCCGACCTGGAAGAGCACGATCCGGTGACGCTGATCCCGATCATCGAGGAATGGAGGACGTCCCATGGCGTATGAATGTGTCTGCGACCTCGATCGGCACATGGTCTGCCGGCCGTATTCCGTCGCGGGGCTCCACGCGATGGCGAAGGCGATGGGGATCGACCGGTGCTGGTTCCATAACAACGATCGGTTCCCGCACTACGATATGCCGAAGGGGCGCCGGATCGAACTGGAACAGGTGTGCACGGTCGTCACGTCGCGCGAACTCGTGAATATCATAAAGACGGGCATCGTCCATGCCTAAAACGTTCGGCGATTACGCGGAAGGCTGGGTCTTCTGCGGATACGCCATCCTTTCCTACAAGTGGGAACGGATGGCCGTCCTGGCCAAGACCGATCAGGAACGCGACGTCCTTGACCGCGTGGCCGTTAAGATGAGGAACGAGATGAGAAAGTTCATCAGCCGGACGAACGAGGACCGCGCTCATAAGATCGGCTTCAAGCCGCTGAACGCGGACGAGGTGATCGCCCAGACGAACGGCGATCGATACGCCAGCCCCCTTATAGGGCGCCGCTTTCAGGTGATGGAGAGCTTCATCCGTGGGACGTATTATATCGCCGACCACGCACGTGACGACCTCCTGATGCGCGTCGCCGGTCCCGGTAGCGACGTCCTACGGTTCAGCCTGAAGGCCGACGCGGAGGAGCGCATCAAGGGGTTTACAAACACCGGTGATCAGTTTACTGAACCGTCCGGGGATGCCACCCCTGACCAACACGAGAAGGACTCAGACGATATGGCACGGACTCCGAAGACGAATGGCGCGGCGATGAAGGCTGCCAACGCGGCCGATAAGGCACTTGATACGAAGCCGGTCGGGAAGAAGGCGGCGGCGAAGGCAACCGACGCGGCGGCTCAGATGGCAGCCGTCAAGAAGGAAGCGAAGAAGAACGGCAAGGCCGTGGTAGCGGCCGCACCGGAACCGGCGCGGAAAGGCCGAGGGTTGAGCACCGGTGGCACGATGTCATCGATGTTCCGCGATCTGATCATGGAAGGCAAGAAGACCGACGCGGTCATCCACTCCACCGTGGAACAGGCGTTCGGTAAGAAGATACCAAAGAACGCGGTGACCCACTACCGGGGCATCCTTCAGATCAAGGGTATGAGCCCGCCGGCAGCGAAAGCCTAATACGGCTTTCACAGGGAGACCAATCTGATGTTCAACGCGATCGGCGCGCATATCTATGCGGGCGGCTTCACCATAGGTGTGGCGAAACACTTCAACGTGCTAGCCCATCTGGAGCACTCCGGATATGGCGCCGACGTCGTGGGGCTCAATTGGCCTCAGATGCCGATCCACGCTGGCGGTCCATCCACCTGGCCAACGTCCTGGCCGGGTAAGACCGCCCGCCCGCGCTTCATGTACTGCAACCCGCCGTGCGCTATATGGTCGGGCGCTTCGCATGGACGTGCCGGGCGGTGGCAGGACGATCCCCGCCTATCGATGCATCGGGAGATATTCGGATACGCGATGGACGTCGTTCAGCCGGACGTCCTGGCGATCGAGTCCGTCCCGCCGTCCTTCGTTCGCGGTCGTGAGTACATCGACGAGCTTATCGAGAAGGCATCGGGGCATGGCTATTCCACGACCGTCGCGATGCATAACGCGAAGTGGCTAGGGGTTCCGCAGAACCGATCGCGGATATTCTACACGTTCCACAAGGTGTCGATCCCCTGGCAGCACCCACCGTTCGGGGCGCCGACGACCGTTCGGCAGGCGCTGAAGGGCGTGAAGATGAAGAAGGGCGGCTACGATATGACCCTTCCGCCGAAGCTGGCCCAGTGGGCGCGGCTGGCCCAACCAGGCGAAGGGCTGGCGAAGATATTCAATCGGGAAAATCCGGAACCGCAACGCGGCGATCGCGGACAGATCGTTGGTCGTCCGTCGTTCCTGGATGGCCGCGTCCCGCTGGATAAACCGGCAGGCGTCCTGCTCGGCGGGAAGGCGATCCACCCGACCGAACTGCGGTTCATGTGTCAGGAAGAGCTTGCGGCGATCTGCGGTTTCCCGCAGGACTACCGGTGGCCGAAGCTATCGTTCAACGATATATCCAGCTACATGTCACGCGGGATCATGCCGCCGGTCGCCGACTGGTTGGCCGAGAACGTGAACCGGGCGCTGATCGCGAACAAGCGGCTGAACGCCGTCCAGGTCGCCGTCCTCGACGTGACCCGTCCGCCGGGCGGTATGTACGTGCTGTGAAGCGCGCGCTCGTCACCGGTTCGACGGCTATCCAGGTCGGATCGGATCGGACCCAGATCAAGATGAAGATGAACGCATCGGCCGCGTGGAAGCGCGTGCTGGATGATCTGGGATATACCACGGAATGGCGGGCGGTGACGCCGGGCGAAGACCTACGGGACTACGATATCACGGTCGCGGTCCTGAATAAGCCGAACTCTATCGCGTCGTCGCACGTACAGGGCGCGCTGTGGGCCCTGGGACGAGCACCACGGGTTATCGTCGCGCTAGACGACTGGCAGATACGGGAGCTGATATCCGGCCTGCAGACGTGTGCAAGGTCGAAGGAACGGACCTTCCGCCTTCGCGGCGGCGAACTGGACGACCGGATCAAGGACGAGATAATGGCCACGGTCCGCAGCCTGGCGTCCGGATCGTGGCCATACCCGATCGTCGCCGCCACGCTAGGGACCGGCGATCTGAAGAAGATCGGGATGCCGGCGCCGCTGATCGGTGTCGATCCGACCGCCTACACGCATCGGTATCTGCCGGTCCCTGGACCACGCTTCAAGATGTGGAACCATGCGTCGTTGCTGAAAAGCCACCCGCCGGACGGATGCGAATGGCCGGTCGCCGAATACGGTCCTCAGGACCGTGGCCTGTATGGCATCGGTTCCATCGGCGCCGACGCGAAGCCGCGCATGACCGAACAGGAACTGGCGGACGAACTATGCCACGTATGGGGGATGTTTTCCCCGTCGCGGCCGTTCTCCGGATCAAGCTGGTGGCGGGCGCGCTACCTAATGGCGGCCGACGCGGGATGCATCATGTCGGCCGACTTCGCCGAAGCGGCGTGCCTTGGTGAACCATACATCTTCGCGAGTGATCCGCGCCGCGTCGAACGTCTACGCATCGCAGATCTGGCCGACCTGGCGCAACGTCAACGCGATCGGTTGGATGAAATAGCCTGGCCAAAAGAGAGAGTGCTAGATACTTTCAGAAAGGTGATAAAGGAGTATCCGATGAAACAAGTTCAACCGCCGCTCAGCTTCGCGCTGCCAGTAAGCGGCACTACACAGAAGCAGATGTCGAAGTTCCGCGCCGAGAAGGCTGCGGCGTTCCAGGCGAATAAGGGGCAGCCGGAGACGCAGTTCCCGCTCGTCGTCAAGAAGGGCGGCGGCATGAACGGCGCACCGCCGAACGTCGAACCGGGCGAAAAGTCCGGCGCCTACATCCGGCGGCTCCTGAAGATGACCTACAGCGCGGACTCGATCCTGGAGCGCGTCCACGCGCAGTTCCCCGGATCGAAGGCGACGAAGTCGGATATCGGCTTCAACAAGGGCATCCTGAAGAAGGAGGGGTGGCAGTTCGGCGGCGCGGAGACGTATGCGCCGTCCGGATCGGTCGCCTATATGCCAACGGTGAAACCGGAGACGAAAGCCCAACGGGCGGAAAACAGCGCGGCGTCGCATCAGGCGATCGAACGCGTGGCGGCGAAGATACCGAAGTATGCCGCGCCTAATTCCACGACGGTGCCGTGGGATGATACACCGAAGAAGGTGCCCGTGCCGAACGGTCAGACGGCGTCCACACAGTTCCCGTTCGCGGCCGTCCGGGGTAAGATACAGTCGCTTCGGCGTATCCCTAACCAGGACGCGAAGACATTCGCCATCGCGCTCATCGATATCCTCACGCTGGCGGTAGACTTGGCTGAAAAACTCTCAAAGGAATAACACGTGGAAAAAGAGTGCGAAGACGTTCAGGCGTTCCACCGGAAGTTCGACCAGCTCGATCCCGGCCGACCGGTGAACCTAACGAAACGGAAGCTCGCGGAACGCTTCAACTTCATGCTGGAGGAATTGCTGGAAGGCGCCGGTGCCGCCGGGCTGGCGCTGAATATCCCGATCCGTGAGCCCGACGAACTGAAGTTCGTGGCGGACGACGCGGAACAGGAGATCGAACTCCAGGCCGATGCCCTGGTCGATCTGGTCTACGTCGCGAAGGGCACCGCCGTGATGATGGGCCTGCCGTGGCAGGAGCTCTGGGACGACGTTCAGGACAAGAACATGCAGAAGGTGAGGGGGCCGACGCATCGGAAGATGGGGTTTGGCGCGGATATCTGCAAGCCGCCGGGATGGAAGCCGCCGGAGACGGGGGCGATCCTGCGCGCCGCTGGGTATCGTCGGGCGGAGTTCATATCGCTGGACGATCCGGAGAACATCTTCTCGATCTACACGATCGATGACGCGAAGTGCGTGGACGATCCGGGAGCAAAAACGTGACCCGGAAGATCATCATCATGGAAGGTCCGGACGGGGCGGGTAAAACTACCCTCGCCCGGAAGATCGTGGCGATGCTGCCCGGCTGCTTCTTCCATCATCACGGACCGTATCCGAATATCCAGGGCGGTCTTCACCACGTCTACGCGCAAACGATGGCGCCCGCCGTCCTGAACCGCTGCGACGTCGTGCTCGACCGGTGCTGGATCAGCGAGAAGCCCTACGGCGTCGCGTTCCGTGGCGGCGCCGACCGGATCACGCCGGATCAGGTCGATATGCTGGAGACGATGGCGGCGCGGTGCCGGACGACCGTCATCATCTGCCTCCCGCCGTGGGAAACCGTTCAGACGAACTTCATCGAACGGAAGGGCGCAGGGCAGGAGTATCTGGCCGGTGTCCAGCAGCTTCACGTCGTCTATGAATGGTACCGGACGAAAGCCGCGCTGGCGAACATAACGGCGCTCCATAGCGTCGTCATCGACCCGTTCAGTTCCGATAACGACCTGGCGATCATCGAGGGGTATTACAAATGAGAACGGCACTGTTCGGCGCCGAAGTCGGGACGATGGACCAAGCCTGGGCTGACACCTACGACAACGTCATCACCTACGGCCACGCGTGCAAGCCACGCGGCAAGGCGATATCGGAACTGCTGCACCATACGATCGCCGTGGACATGCAGTATCCGGTCCTCCGCCTTCCGGAGCGGAAACTGAACTACAAGTTCATGGCGGCGGAGGCGGCGTGGATACTGTCCGGTTCCAACCAGCTATCGGAGATCACGCCTTACAACAAGCGGCTGGCCGAGTTCAGCGACGACGGACAGACGCTCTACGGCGCCTACGGCCCGCGCATCGTCAATCAGCTGGATCACGTCGTCAGGAAGTTGGTGGAAGACCGTGATACGCGGCAGGCGACGATGACGACGTGGATACAAAACCCGCAGCCGACGAAGGACGTTCCGTGCACCGTCGCACTGGACTTCAAGATCAGGGAAGACCGACTCAACGTGCACGTCTTCATGCGGTCGTCTGATGTCTGGCTTGGGCTGCCCTACGACGTCTTCACGTTCACCTGCGTCGGCCTGCTGGTGCGGGAAGTCTACAACACCTGGACCGCGTCCGCGACGCCGATCGGGGTGGGGAACCTATATCTCACCGCAGCGTCGTCCCATATTTACCAAGATCACTGGGATGCGCTGTCGATGCCGATCGCCGAGGTTCCCGGCGGACTTCCGCTTCCGATCGAAAAGATCGATCTTTATGGCATCGGGCACTGGTTGGACCGCCTGAAACAGACGTCGAAGGGCGATCCGATGCGGTGGTGGGAGACGGGGTTATGAGCGCGGCGTTCATCGACCGGCTGGCCTGCGCATTACATGGTGGCGACGCGACGATATGGGAAAACCTGTCCCCCAGCTTGAAAAGCTGCTATCGTCAAGACGTTCGCCGCATCTTGCGAGAGGCGCGGCAACCCGACCGCGATATGCTCAATGCCGCCGAAGGCATCGGGGCGGATCGCATCTGGAAAGCGATGATGGACAAAGGATTGGAACCATGAACATCGGATGGTGGGGACCGTTCGCAGCACTGGTAATCGTGCTGCTAGGTCTGCTGTATCTACTTCTGTATCTCGACCTGTTATGAGCAGGATCGATCGGGACGAGTGGGGCCTGCGGATCGCCGAAACGACGGCGCTCCGTGGGACCTGCCTCCGCCGTCAGGTCGGGTGTTTCCTGGTCGATCGGCGCGGGAACGAACTGTCGATGGGTTTCAACGGTGTCGCGTCGGGAATGCCGCACTGCAACGAGGTGGCGCAGGAGCCGCAATACGGCACACCGCGTCTTCAGACCCTCTGGGAAGATAACCCGGATCGGAAGGGCAAGCGTCATAAGGTCACCTATACTACGAGCGATTGCATCGGGTTCATAGACCGGACGCCGAACGCCTGCCCCGGCGCCGATGCCGTAAGCGGGACGAAACTAGATGCTTGCGAGGCGATCCACGCCGAACAGAACGCCATCGCGAAGTGCCGGGATACCTGGGCGATCGACACGTGCTACGTCACGGTCAGCCCGTGCGTGTCATGCGTCAAGATGCTGATGAACACCAGCTGCCGCCGGATCGTCTTCCGCGCGCCCTATGCGCACGACGAAGCGGCGCGGGCGCTATGGCAGAAGATGCCTAGGGAATGGCTACATCTCAAGAAGGAATGAAAATGATGACGCTGATCGCGGTCGGATTAGTCGCGTTCATCGCTGGTGTCCTGGTGGGCATCAGCATCTCCGGCGACGACGGGCTGCACTGATGCCGACGATGACGCGGCTAGAACCGCCGATCGAACTCGATACGCCACGCGGCCGTGCCGAGGCTTACTTTGTGATCGACTATTCGACGGACGGCGCCCTCGTCTGGGTGTGCTTCCAGAAGGACACCGGCGAGTGCTGGTCCTACAAAAATCCGCTGATCCGGATGCCGTATAACGAGACGATGCAGCGCGGGCGGCCGACCATGCCAGGCATCCCTAAATACAGTGAACACCTGACCGACATGTTCGGTGGAGAGGAAGACAGCGATGCCAGCCCTTAGCCTCGAAGACCGATACCTGAACCTCGCGATGATCAACATCGGCGAGGCGCTGACCGAACTGGGGAACGTCCGCCAGCGCGGACACGGACCGGGTCCGGAATACGCCAACGTGAAACTGGCGCTACGGCGCGCGGCGTTCGCGCTGGACGCGGCCGAGTTCGTCCCGCTGCCGCCCGATCCGAAACACAAGGACGAGCAGGTTACACTGGAACAGCGTATCGGCGCGAAAGAGTAAAGCCGTGTCGGCTTATAAGCAGCGGCCGAAGCGTGTCCTCACGGCGGACGATTTTTTCTACAAGGTAGAAGATAACGTCCCGATCCCCGATCCTAAAAAGCGCGGCGGATGCGTCGGACCAGAACAGTTCGTCCGAACGTATCCGTTCCCGCTTATGGAAATCGGTGGATCGTTCTTTGTACCGCTGTCGGAAGCGGGACCGACCGCGTGTCTCGGCGTCATCGCGGCGATCAACATCCGCCAGCAACGTGAGGATGTCCGCTATACGTGGCGAAGCCGGACGATCGCGAAAGACCGCGAACTCGGTATCAGGGTTTGGCGGACGAAGTAGGCGGCATCAGTTCCGCTACAATCCCGGCCATCGCGTGGCAGTCGAACGGATCGAGCCGCCACTTCCCGAAATGCTTGATCGGCCAGACGTTAGAGACGAGCCATGGGACGGCCGGGATCGTCGGAACTGGATCGTCGCCGTGCCACATCTGAAGGCCGTAGATGCCCCTTGAAATCAGGAAGGTGCGGCAGTCATGACCGACGCACCATGGCGCTTCCCACATCAAGGCGTAAGCGACGTGGAAACCGTCGAGCAACGCCATCCCGACGATTATCGGAACCATCCCGGCGCCGCGCGAATGGCCCTGGATCGTCAGGACGTCGCCCGGCTTCAGCGTCGGTTTGATGATCGCCCATAGCGCGGCGGCGCCGTCCAGGAAACCCTGTTCGCAGACGCCTAGCCGTGGATGCGTCGCCGACCGGACGCCGACGATCTTAAAGTTCGATACCCACTGCTTCGCGTCCTTAGTCCCACGGATGGATATGAGGACGTCATTTCCCGTCCGGGTGACCACCGCCCGGTCGAGACCGGTGTCGAATACCGTCCCGGCGGGGCTGACCGAATACGTGTCCCATTCGAGCTTCGCGAAATCGAGCGTGGTCAACATTTCGTTTTACATCCCTCTTCGGCCGGGCTATAAGGATCGAACCGGAGGCCGTATGGGGCGAACCGGGAAAACGGAAGGCTAGAACGATGGGTTACCAACCGATCTATGACGGTGAGTTCGACGTCGTCGCTTACGGGACGGGCGAACTGATCGAACTACTCGAAGCGATCTTCGAGCAGAAGCTCGTCCTCATCCACTGGGTTACGTGCGGACCCGGCGGCGTCCCGACGATCAGACTACGCGGGACGCGCCGGCAGTTCATGGGATGGCTCGAAGCCTATTACGATCACGAGCACGAAGCGTTCGTCCGCGATGAGCAGTCCGATGCCCAAACGTGGATGAACGCCGTCGAAGCCTACGGGTTTACCTTCGTCGCCTAGGCGATCGGGAACAACCACTCGATGCGGAAGACCTCCTGTATGCGTTCGTCCAGCCAGACGTTCGTCATCTGGAGGTCTTCTCCCCACGTCACCGCGTCGTAGTTGAGCGTGGTGTAATCCTTCGGGACGAGGCAATGCCCCCCGACCAGTTCCCCCGCCGTCGATACCGTCGTGTTCCAGTTATCCGGATCGGCCATATCACGCGCGTACACGTCGATGCCGACGTAGGCACCGCCGTCCAACGAGATCACGTCGCGGATCGCCGCTTCGTCGTGCGGATCGACCACCTGGTAGTCGTATTCCAGGATGACCGGACCGCCGCAGTCGAAGCCGTTGACGCGGCCGTAGTCCAGGACGTCCTGCATGACGAGACCGGGAACCTTCGCGATGGCCTCAATCGTGTTGTCGCAACCCGCGACCTTCGCGAAGAAGGCGAGGCAGGCGTCGTCGGTGTATGTCAGATCAAACCCGTGCAGCTGCGCCCAGGCCCGCGCGCAGTTGATCAGCCCGGCGACGGTGCACGTCGGAAGGCTGTCGTTGAAGACCAGCGACGGCTGGGCGAGGACCGCCGGGCGCGACAGGACGAGCGGCGCGGGGGCGGTCGCCGACATCACGTGGGGACGTTCGGCGGCGATCCGGACGGGATCGTGTGGCATACGGCCGAGGGAACGGTTCATAATTTTTTCCAACCTTTTAGTGAGATAGTCCTGTACGTGGTCGTTGAACTGCGGTAGGTTAGCTCTACCGACAAGGAGAACGTCAATGAACACCCAAGCAGCTTACGAGTCCGCAGAAGAACTTTTGATCGATCTGCCGGTTGGCTACGTTATCTGCATCACCGCCCCGATCGGCGAACGTCGCTGGTTCTTCGAGAACCGCGACAGCGGCATCTGGCAGATCAGCCCCGCCGAGTATTGCCGCGCAGTCGGCGCGAACTAGGGAGACGACCGATGACCCGCATGACCCGAGCCGATCTGAACCTGACCATCGCCGGAGTGACCGCCGACCTGAACCTGACGAGCCGCTGCGTCGATGTATCTAGCACCTACTCCGATTACGTCGTCGTGACGTTCTTCGTCCCGAAGGTGACCGGGTTCGACGCGGTAACGACCGCAAACGCCTTCCGGCGCCTGACTGCGAAGTTCGGCTGGCAGGACCCGAATGTCCTGAAGGATGATAAGAGCCAGACGATCCGCGTGACCCTGCAGAAGGCGAATGTCATATCGTCCAGCGATGGGAGGCTGACATGAAGCTCAACGATCGCGTTCGCCTGACGGGCGACGTCGACATATTCCAACTCGGCTCCTTCCTGACCGGCGCCACGGGCACCGTAGTCTGGGCTGATCCGGACCCTGGCGCCGACCACGGCATGGGGCACCTGTTCGAGGTCCGGCTGGACGAGTATTTCCCGGAGCTCGACGCGTGGGACAACTGCCTGCAGGTGTTCCGCCCCGACGAAGCGGAATGCACGACCGACGATTGGGACTTAATCTGATACTGTATCAACAAGGAGAATACCGATGGCCGTAATATCAGACAGCGTTACCGCATCCGAAATGCGTGACGAAATGCTGGAAGTGCTGGAGAGTGATTACGCGCAAGCCGCGAAAGAATGCTCGCGCAAGCAGCGCACGCAAAGAGACCAGGGGTTCAAGGCGGGATACGCCGCCGCGCTGAATGTCCAGATCGACTTCTGGCGGCACGTCTGGATTGACAACAAGCAGGCTCTTCCGCCTACTTAGCCTTCGACATCAGCGGCGCCATCACCACGAAGGCGTCGAAGCCTTTAGGTAGTTCGGTCTGGTCCGGGTGCATCAGGCACTCGGACACCAGGCCGGAACAGACCGCCGCTGCGTCGGCGAGGATCGGACCCGAAAAACTGACAGCCGCCACCGTCCCGTCGCGGAACACGCGGAAGTGGGCGTGGCATTCGCCCGTCTGGGCCCCTAGCTTGATCGTCGCGCCGAACGGTAGCGCGATCGTGTACGCCGAACTGGCAGCGTTCCCGGACGTCTTGCTGTCGTATTGGACGAGGAGTTCGTCCTGGTCCAGTACCGTCACGGAGTCCGGCCGACCGGCGCATCCCTGAAGATCGACCACGTTCATCCCGACGATCGCCGTCCGCGCCATATGGACGGTGACGGTCTGGGCGACCGTGCAGCCGCCCAGAGTCGTCAGGAACGCGAGGACCGGAAGCCTCACCGGCCACGCCAATGCGAGTCGTGCCAGTGCGGACCGCCGACGCCGACCGGGACGACGCACGCCGCCGTTCCGATCGCGACCAGCACCAGCAGAACGAACGCCAGCGGTCTCACTTCACCACCGGGATACTCAGCAGCGCCCGCGCCTGCGCCACGGTGTAAGCCGTATGGATCGCCGCCATCGGCATCATCGCGGCTGCCGGCGGGGCGGTGACGGTCGCCGACGCGAGGACGCCGTTGACCCAGGTCTCGATCGCGGGGAGCAGCGCCACGGCCGCGTCGTATTCCGGCACGAACGGGGCGATGACCGGGAACGCGATCGCGGCCGCAGGCAGCGCCGCGCCGACCGCCGCCAGGATCGTATTCAGATCGGCATCCACCGCCTGGAGCGTCGTCGCGCCGGGGATCGCCGCCGTGGACGTCGACAGGCTCTTGATCGCCGCCGTGGCCGCGTTCTCGGCTGCGGTGATCTTCGCCTGAATGTCGGTGGTCAGTGCCATCGGATCGTTCTGGAGGATCGCCGCGACGATCGCCTGGGCGACGCCGATAAGGCCCTGCGCGTCGGCCAGAGCCTGGGCGCTGATAACGGCGGCGGAGCCGGAACAGGCGGACAGGATCGCGGACATGGCGCTGAGCGCGGTCGCGGCGCCGATCGCCACTTTCAAGGCGTTGCGGCGCGAGACGAGAAGATCGTTCATTTTCATTTCCTAGCTAGGTTGCGCGTGATTCAGGCGTCTGATCGGGGACGACAGGTGGTACCTGCACGACCGTGCAGAAGTACGGCGTCACGTAGAAGCGGCCAGGGAAGGCCAGGTTGAACTTCTTCGCGTTCGCCATCTGGATGAACCGTTGCCGATCGTCTTCCGAAAAGTGCTGGAAGTAGAACTTCTCGTGAAGCGTCGCCGATGCCGGACCCACGAGCGTGCGGTTGTATCGTCCGGTGGCTTTCTCTTCGTCGGTCAGATCGTGGCGTCGTGGATTGCCGTGACGGTCGAACGCGGCACCGCTATCCGAACCGTACTCGACGATCTTCCCCACGTCCGGGTTCGGCGGGTGGATGTAGACCTTATAGTTCTTATCGGTCGGATCGACCATGCAGCCCGCTTCGGCATATGCGAAGAAGGTTTCCGGTGACAGGCTGCCGCAGTATGAGCAGGTCCGGATACCGTGTCGCCCCGTCCGCCAGTCGTCGGGATCGGGGAACAGGTCGTCGGCGATCGGGTTCTCCGACCGCCGGGGGCAGCGATGCGTCACGGCGCCGTATGAACAGCGGCGAGTTCCGCGACGGCAGCTTGGTGCCGGGCTTCGGCAAACGACGGCGTCGGCGCCGACGCCTTTTCCGGTTCCGACACGGCGGCGACGGGTTCCGACGCCGCTAGATATTTGACGTAAAGCGCGTGACCGATCGCCAGGATCACGGCGCCTAGCGCCATCGCGACGTTCTCCGGCGGGGCGGGGATGTGGACCGCCGTGCATAGCCAGCTGATAACCTCGCCGATGGAACCGCCCGATAGGGCAGCGGCACCGGTAGCGACAGGCGAACTCGAGTTCATTTATACCTCCTATGGATTACGACCTTTAACGTAGCGCCAAGCACGCGTCCACTTAGGGACACGTTTACTACCGATATCTAGGGTGTGAAATACTTCGCAGCGTTCGCTATAGTGTTACTCAGAGGGTATTCCAATTTCGGTTGGAATGCCGTATATATCAAATCGCGGACGGGATGGCCGATCCGTATACAAAAACGAAGGAGTAGAAAGATGAATACGCCGACTCTAGAAGAGCTTACCCGCCGACACAACATGCTGGCGGAATACGCTGGACTCCCGACCGTCGCGACTTTCAAGACGCGAATGGAGGCCACGGTAGCCTTGCTGAAAATGATCGATGATATCGGCAAGGCGTTTATCCAGGACACGGAGACGATACCTCTTCAAGAGGTGACGCCACGGCCGACGCGGACGACGATCGTGACGCCGCCACCCGCAACGACGCCACCAGCGACGGCGCACGTGACGAACGGGAACGGGAACGGCGTGACGACGCGGAACGGCCACAAGACGATCGCCGCGACGATACGCGAATACCTTACGCGTGGGACGATGACGGATACGGAAATACTCGAGAAGACGCGGGAGCTATTCGGGAAGGACCGCGTCGCGCCATCGACGGTCGCGCACTACCGGCGAACGATGACGGAAAGCGGGACGCCACCGCCAACTGGTAAGCGTGGGAAGATCACCACTTGATCCCGTAAACGGCGGTCTCGATGAAAGAGACCGCCGTTTCCACGTTAGGGCTTGGAAGACTTGTCGATCTTATCGATCTCCATCTGGTTCAGCTTGTCAGTCGTCACCGGTGTTCCCGGCGCACACGGCTGATTTTTCGCAGTCGGCGCCGGGAGTTCGGTTCGATAGTACCGCTGCCACGCATCCTGATATGTCAGCGGCGCCGTGTGCGCCCACGGTGGCGGCTTCGTCATCGACTTCGCGTAGTAGGAGTCCGCCCCGTTCGTGATATCGATCAGCTGCCCATCGATGGCCTGCTGCGATATCCCGACCGCGATCAGATACCAGGGATCGTCCTGGGCAAGACCTTCGATCCTCTTGCAATCGATACCGGGCAGCCAGCACGAAAACTGGTATGGCATCCGGATAACGCTCGTGATGTCCCGTCCCCACCAGCGCGGGTTGTTGACCCGGTTCATGATGACGCAGGCCACCGCCCGCATCGCCAGGGCGCCGCCGGACTCGGCCTCACCGTCCAGGGTCCTCGCCATCAGGTCTACTTCGGGGGTGATGGGCGTTTTGATCGCTGGGTGTTCGATCGTCATGTTGTGATACCTCGGATGATGGGTAGACGTTGCGCGTCGATGTGCCGATGCGTGGCCTATAATTAGGAATACCGTGAGCATCAGGATAACGACCCAGTAGCCCGTCACCGTCCTTGCTGCTGGCGACTGCCAGGTTGCTGAAGACTATTGACGGCATTCCCGATATTCCCGATCGTCGCCGACGTTCGGGCGGCGGATATCTCATCCTGGGTCAGCCGGTCGCCTAGAAGGCCGATAGATCGGTCGATGCTTTCGAGATGGTTTTCGAGCGACTGGTAATCAGTCGGTCGCGGCATCGCCGACATCTGGTTGCTGAGCGTCGACACGCTGAGTTGGATCGCCGTGACCTTATCGGAAAGCGACTCCGTCACGACCTGGTCGCCCGGCTTAAGACCGCCGGTAAACCAGCTGATCATCCACCACATGGACGCGCAGATGCCAAGGATAGCCGCGACGATCAGGAGGTATTCCTTGAACTTAGTCAGTTGATCTGATGTCATGTAGCCGCTCCCGCAGATGTCAGCGATCCGATGCTCGCCGCAGCCGCCGCGCCTTGCAGCGTGAGCACCGGACCAAACCCAGGGTTGGGGGACGGCGGAAGGGGGAACGAGGCCAGGACCCTGGAGATGGGTAGGCCGATTATGTAAGTGAACTCGTTGCCGGCGAACGTCGTCACGATGATCATGATCGTGTACTCGCGCCCGGCGACGCCGCCCGTCAGCCTGACGCCGATATCGTAGGCCGTCATCTGCAGCGGGTAGTTCGGGTTGATGAACGTCGTCAGATCGGACGCCTGGAGTTCACCGATGCCGGACGGCTTGATGCTCAGTTCCACCTGAACGATCGCGTCAGCAATCGGCTCCAGCTGTTGGAACGTGCTAAGCGAATACGGCTTCGAGTCCGTGGGCTGCGCGATTGGCCACCATAGCGGGGGCGGCGACGGAGGACAAAAATCATCGAACATCGATCAAATTCTCCGGTTGGGTGGTGCCGTTATCGCCGTCGATGATGGCGCGTTCTGCAATAGCGTCCGAGACTGGCGCGCCACGGCGATCCGGTTCTCCGGCGGCACCATGAACTGGATCGCCCGCGCCTTCGCCGTCACGGAACCGATGACGCCGGCACCCTGCGCGGCGATCCCGGCGCCAGCCGCCACGCCGAGCGCAGTCAGGGCGCCGATCGACGCCGCAGCCATGGCCGGGTTCTTCGCCGACGCGACCGCCGCCGCGAAGATCGCCCCTAGGACGGGGTGCCCCGTGGCGACGTCCTGCTGCCCCGCTGAGCCGTTCGCGGTCATGGCGCCGATAGTCGGCGCCGCCGTAGCGCGATCGGTCTGTGCGACCGTCCCAGACGCCGTCAGGGCGCCGATTACGGCCGCCGCTATCGCCGTTCCGCCGGTTAGGCCGATCGCGGTCAGGGCGCCGATCGTCGGCGCGGCCGTTGCGGCGTTCTGCTGCCCCGCTGAGCCGTTCGCGGTCAGGGCGCCGATAACCGGCGCCGCCGTCGCGTGATCGGTCTGTGAAGCCGCCCCAGAGGCTGTGATGGCGCTTATGGACGGAGCGGCCGTAGCGGAGTCGGTCTGCGTCGCGATCCCGGCGGCCGTCGCGGCGCCGATCGCTGGCGATCCGGTCGCGTGGTCCGTCTGGGTGGACGTCCCGGCAGCGGTCAGGGCGCCGACGACGGCCGCGCCGGTCGCGGTAAGCTGGGTGCTCGTCGTGCCGGATGCCGTAAGCGCGCCGATCGCTGGCGATCCGGTCGCGTGGTCCGTCTGCGCGGTCGTGCCCGACGCCGTCAGCGCGCCGATCGCGGGCGCCGCCGTCACGTCGTTGACCTGCGTCGTAGTCCCGGCGGAAGTGATCGCGCCGATGACGGGCGCTCCGGTGGCGACGACCTGCGACCCGGTCGAACCTAAAGCGGTCAGGGCGCCGATCGTAGGCGTCCCGGTCGCGACCAGCGGGACGACGCCGTGCGCGGTCAGGGCACCGATCACCGGCGCGGCCGTTGCGTGATCCGTCTGAGCCGTCGTGCCGGCAGCCGTCAACGTGCCGATCGTCGTCGCACCGGTCGCGACGTCCGCCTGGGTAGTCGTGCCTGAGGCCGTCAACGCACCGATCGTCGGCGCGGCCGTCGCGTGGTTCGTCTGCGACGTGGTTCCGGTAGCCGTCAAGGCGCCCACGACCGGAGCCGCCGTGGCTATGTCAGTCTGCGTAGCCGTCCCGGCGGAGGTCAACGCACCGATGACCGGCGCACCGGTCGCGTGGTCCGTTTCGATCGTCGTTCCCGAAGCGGTCAGGGCGCCGATCGCCGGGGTGCCGTGCGCCGCGTTCGTCTGCGTGGTCGTAGCGTGCGCAGTGAGAGCACCGATGACCGGCGCACCGGTCGCGATCACAACGTTCTGAACGGCAGTCCCGGCGGCGATGATCGCCCCGCCACCACCTTCGAACTGGAAGTCGAACTGGTAGTTCGCCGGACCTTGCGGACCGAGGATCGCCGCGCCGACCGCTATGTTGGTCGTGGACGACGCGGTGCCGGCAGCGGTCAGGGCGCCGATCGTCGCGGCACCGGTCGCGGCACCCGGATACGTCCCGTAGTAGTATGTCTGCGTGACGGTCGAACCGCTGGGATACGTGAGCTTGATCAAGCCCCACCCAGCGGACGGGACGCCATTCACCGGGTCTGCGTAACCGCCGCCACCGCCAGGCGTTCCACCCGTGCCGCCGATCGCCGCCGACGCGCCGCCGGAGTAACCACCGCCGCCACCGCCGCCACCGCCCTGGTCGAAGTTGTTCGAACCGTTGCCGCCGATACCTTCGGTCCCGCCGTTCGCACCGTAGCCGCCACCACCACCCGCACCGGCAGCGGTCGCGTTCCCACCATTGATGCTGCCGGACGTTCCGCCGACGCCGCCGCCGGACCCGGCGAAGTTATTGCCACCGATCGCACCGGCCGTCGCACCGGCGGGTGACGCACCAGCACCGCCGCCATCGGAACCGCCGCCGGACGCTGCGGTATAGAACGTATTGCTACCCGCGCCGCCCGCGCCGCCGACGCCATCGGGGCCACCCGCGCCGCCGCCGCCTGGGTTGCCGGTCGCACCGCCGCTACTCTGCCCGGCGCCGCCCGCGTTCGACGAGCTGCCGATGACGGTCGTTGATGACCCGCCGCCCGGCGCGATGACCGTGGAAGACGACGACCACCAGGTGTCGCCGCCGGTCTGCCCCGACGTCGTGCCGGGTGCGCCCAAAGTGAACGTGACCGGCGTGCCGCTTACGAGGCTGAAGGTATTGAGCTTCGACCAGTAACCGCCAGCGCCGGAACCGCCCGACGGTGCGTTACCGGCGCCGCCAGCACCCCAACATTGAACGATCGCCGTCGCCGTCGCCGCTGGCGTGAACGAGAGCGATGTGCCGTTACCGACGAGGTATATGGTCGTCGTGCTGCTGACCGATGTCGTGCCGGCTGCGGTCAGGGCGCCGATCACCGGGTGGCCGGTCGCACCATCGGTCTGCGTAGTCGTGCCGTGCGACGTCAGGGCGCCGATCGATGGCGCGACCGTCGCGTTATTCGTGCTGGTCGATGCCGTCGCGTGCGCCTGGATCGCGCCGCCGCCGCCCGCGAACCGGGCATCGAACTTCGGACTGAACGCGCCACGCGGACCGATCGTTGCCGCGCCAGCAGCAGCAACCGGTCCGCTCTTCAGTAGCGGCGGGTGAAGTTTCGCCGCTGTTACCGGGGCGAAGGTCGGAAGCCTGTAAACCGTCGTCACGGGTCAGTCCTCCCGGACTACGGGATTACTTGGACTCGCGGATAACCAGTTCGCAGTCCCACGTCGCGGTCGATATGCCATAGCAGATGAGCTGGATGATACCCGACACCGGCACCCATAACCGAGTGTTCGGCTGGGCATTCCATTCATAACCGGCCAAGGTATTGAAGTTGAACTTCTTCGGAACACCGTTGATAGTCGATAGCGTCGTCGGCCCGATGCCGATCGTCGTCGTTGATAACGAAGCACGCAACGTGCTCGCGCCACCGGCCATATCGATGACGGTCGCAGTTGTACCCGGCGTTGATACTCCGGCCGCCGCCATCGTTGCAGCAGCACTGGGAACGATCAGACCGAAAGCGTCCATAGCGGACGTTGTACTGCCACTTTGAGACGCGCTCCAGTAAAGCACCTCTGCGGTATTGGTCGATGATGCTACGTATTGGATAACGGTCTTGCCGGTTCCTGCCGTGATCGACATGGCAGGTGCCCGGATCGTCCATACGCCTAGCTGGTCTTGCATGATGTATCCTTTTCAATGGTCCCATATCTGGATGGGTGGTGGCCTGTTGTAAGGCACCCACCCGGTGCCGGACGGCGTCCAGGTCAAGACGATCAGCCCGGCGCCACCCGCACCGGCGCTCGTCGCCCATCCGGAGGAACCGCCGCCGCCACCGAACGCGCCGCCGACGCCGCCGATCGCCGTGGTGGATTGCGCAACGGTATTCGCGCTCGCCGCGCCGCCGCCACCGCCGGAACCGAACGACGCACTATAGTCCGTGCCCGGTCCACCGGCGCCACCAGCGTAAGGCGTCGTGTGGACCGTCGAAGACTGGGATGAACCTGCGCCGCCGCCACCGCCTGCGGTCCCCGCCGTTCCAGCGCTGCCGGTCGTAACGCCAGCGGCGCCGCCTCCGGCGCTTAGATGGTTGTTCCCACCGGCGCCTGCTGATCCCGCCGCCGCGACGCCACCGGCCGAACCACCGCCACCGCCTCCGCCACCGGCGCCGTAGTAGGACGCCACCGCAGCCGTGCCGCCCGCACCGCCGACGCCGGCAGGGCCACCCGCACCGCCTCCACCACCCGGCTGGTTCGCACCATTACCACCGGCGCCACCGGCGGACCCGGTCCCGACGCTGACCGTCCCGCCCGCCGCGTTCGTACCGGAGCCGGACCCGCCAGCACCGCCTGTCGCGCCGCAGCTAGAGGCGCCGATCGTCGCGCCATTGAACCACGTGCTACCGCCTGCCGTCCCGGCGGTTGACCCGGCGCCGCCGGTCCCGGTTTCCCACGTCGCGTTCGTAGTCAGCGTCAGGTTCGTCTTCCCGCTGTAACCGCCGCCGCCCGCGCCATCGGAGTCGTTAACGCCATCGGCACCGCCGCCGCCCGCGCCGATGACGCCGATGCTGTTATTGGCGTTATTCCACGTCACGTCGAACGTCCAAGTCTGTGTCGATCCGGTCGGTGTCGTCAGGAAGTCCGTGGTGAACCAGCACCATGGCACCGCGTCGTCCCACCACCACGACGTCGGGCACTCGAAGGCGTTTCCTTCCCAGCACGTCAACACGTCGCCCGGCTGACCGAGCGGCGTTATCTCGTACACGATGGTGTAGATCGGGCAGCGCCAGCGCGGCTCGCCTTGGAACCGCAACCGGCGAAGCACGCGCCAATGCGGCAGGACGTTCGGAACGAAGAACTTCGCACGTCGATACGGCGCGACGTATCGCTGATCGATCGCGTCCTGCCTGGAGAGTATGATGCCTACCATGCCGTCACCGAGAATGCGGATAGACCGTAGTTCGCGTTCACGCCGGTCGCCCCTTGCAAGAACGCGCCGATGCCAGGCGAACCTGTCGGATACGTCGTGTCGGTGGCGGTCCCGATCAGGGTGCCGTTCCGGTACACGCTAATCAGCGATCCCACGGCGGTCGCGCGCATCACGTCGCCGTTGACGGACGAACCGACGCCGTCCCATTCACCGAGGATCGTGAAGCTACCGAGCGCGCCGTTCCACCGCACGATCTCGATGTAGCTGTTCTGCCCGGTAGCGATCGACGTGTTGATCTCGTAGCCCGTGATCGAGTTGGCCGTGATCGTCGTGCGGAGACGTATCTCCAGTTCTTCGTAAACGCCAGAGGTGCTGGATGCGGACGTCACGGCGATCGTAGCGGATGCGTCCTGGTTCGCGCCCCAGGTGCCGCCGAGCACGGCCGTCGCATCAGCGTATTGGGCGCTGCCGGTGCCGTTCCCAGGCATCGTCCCATACGCGAGGTTCGGCGTCGTCCGCATATTATACCATTCCACCCCGGTGACGGCACCGTTTACCCAGATGCCGTTCTCGGAGATGGGGTTCTCAGTCGCCGGGAACTTCGTGGTGTAGCTTCGCATGCCACGGTTCATGACAATCGGTAGCATTACATTAACACCGATACGGAAGTTGACGTGAAGTGTATCGCCCAGGTCGCCCACTGGACAGGTGTCAATGCCAGCGTGCTCGGAACGTTCAGGGTCATGCCGCTACCGGCGACGATCGTAAGCGCGCCGGTTCCTTCCGCCCGCCCGTAGACGACATTCCCAGCGGTGAACACACCGGACGGGATCGTGACCGTGACCGCCGAACTGCTGGTGAACCTAACGACCGTCCCGAAGTCCGCCGCCGCGAACGTGTAAGTTGTCCCGGACTGACTGCTGAAGGGCAACGACGCAAGCGAGTCATTGACCTGCCGTATGTCAGCCGGGACGATCGTGGCAACCGCGACGCTGTCGGCCAAGAACGTGGTATCCGAGGTGTTCGGCGGGATAACTGAAGAACTGCTCATCCTATGAAAACCTCGTTGCCGACTTCGGGAAGTCTCTAGAGTTAGACGACCGGGATCGAAAGCGTGAAGCTGGTGATGTCGACCGGGACGCCGGTGGACAGGGCGGTCGAACCGACGATGATGTCGGTGCCGGACGTGCCGACCGTATAGTCAGCCACGACGTTACCCTGACCCGAGGTCGAACCGATATAGCACCAGGTCACTGGATCGGTCGTGCCGTCACTGATACCCTGCGCGGTCGTGGTCGGACCACCGGACGCGGCTGACGTTCCCGCGCCGGTGCAGAGGTAGAAGTTCGACGAGTTCGTGACGATCGTGCCGAACGTGTACGCGTGCGAAGCAGTCCAGGCGACGGACGGCATTGTGACGCGGGCGAACGTGACGGTGCCGCTCGCGCCGGGCGTGACGGTCGCCGACGTGAACGACGCGGTCGCGGTCATCTTCGACGAGCCGTATGACGGCGTGCCGAACGCCGGGGTAGACATCGTCCACACGGCCAGCGACGTGTTGCCCGACAACACGGTCTCAGGCGTCGCGGGTTGCGTGCCGGAATACCACGTCATCGTGGAAGCGTTGTGCAAGAGAGCGACGAAGTTCAGACCGACGCCGCCGGTAACTTGTGCGAGGTTCACTTAGGTAACTCCTTTGATATCAACCGTACTCGTAGACGATGATCTTACCAGCCGCGCCGATCGCGCCGGGTATCGCGGAGCAAGACGTGTTGTTCGATCCGCCGGATGCTCCAGCTCCAGCGCTACCACCTGCCACCGCAGCATTGCTGACGGCGTTCGTTGACGTCACCGTAGCGGCCGTGGTCGATCCGAAAAGACTTGCGCCACCGACGCCGCCGATGATGACGGCCGAACTCGTGAAGATGCCCGTCGCGCCGCTGCCGCCGATCGCCGATAGGATCGAGGCGCCCGATACGGTCGCGCCGCCCGACCCGCCCGCCAGCGCGAACGAGACGAGGGACAGCGCGGTAGCGGGGCCGCCGGTCGAACCAAACCCGCCGGACATCGACATCAGGCCGCCGAACGTCGTGGTTCCACCGTTCCCGCCAGCGTTGTTCCCAGCTGCGCCCGCCGAACCACCGGCGCCGATGGTGATGACCTGGCTCGCCCCGATCGTCGAGGACGAGAACAACGACTTGCCATAAGACCCGGCGCCGCCGCCGCCCACGACCGCGTTCTGAGATGACGACGTCGCGCCGCACCCGCCGCATCCGGCACCGCCGCCTACGCCTTCCACGATCGCGCTCAGCATACCCGGCGTCGGGGTATAGGTCGCCGACGAATTAAACACCTGGACGTTCAGGAGCCGCCCCTGGGTTAGCGTCCCGGCGGTCACGAGGTTCGCCGCGTTATCGCCCGCGTTAAACGCCAGGCCGGACGTCCCCTCCTGGGCGCGGACGATCGTCAGCGTGTTGGTGCTGCGCGCGGTGCAGTAGGTGATCTCGTTGGTGTTCGCCAGGGTGGCGCTGGATAGGACCAGAGCGAAGAACTGACCGCCGCTCGGCGACGGGAACAGTGATCCGTTCACCACCGTGATCGACGTCTGCGTGGATGTGATCGATGCGGCTAGAGTCGTCGCCGCGAAATTAGCCCATACGACGCTAGACATCAGGGCACCTGCCAGAGTGAAAAGTGGATGAACGGCGACGTCGTGCTGAGCGTTTCGGCCGAGCCGAAGTTATGAGCGACTTCGATCTGCGCCGTCTGTCCCGCCAGCAGCGTGAATAAGCACGCCGGCATCTCGGCGCCGTAGACCGTGTTGGTAATGCCGTCAGTGCCGTGACTGACAGTGCAAACGTTCGTCCCGTTCGCCACGACCAAAAGGTTGACGACGTCCGTCACGGCACCTGGCACCGCCGCGTTGAACAGAACGTTCGCGGCGATGACGTAAGCCCCGGCAGCCGGTGCCGTGAATATCCCGGTCGTGGCGTTGAAGTTAACGCCTAGGCGATCGGTCACCAGCGTCCATCCGGTGATCGTCGTGTTGGTCGAATTCGGGATCGACTGACCTGACGTGTTGATGTACGTCATCGCGTCGTCGCCGCTGAGCGTAAGCTTGGTCATCGATCCGGTCGTTGCTGCCAGCGTCGTGAACGCACCGGTGTTCGGCGCGGTGTTGCCGATCGGGGGCGGGGACGATGCCCAGTTGGTGAAACCCGCCCCAGCCAGCGCCGTACTAACGTTGAGCGTGCTGGCGTAAAGCGGCAGGGTATTCGGCGCGCCGGTGAACAGATCAGCGAAGAAGTTGCCGATCGAGTCCGTGTATCCGGTCCCGGTAGGCGTCAGGCTGAAGTTGACGGCGGAACAGATGATATCCCGGATGTAAGCCGGAACGATCGATCCCGCCGCCGCGCTGTCGGAGAAGTAGGTTTGAAGGGCCGATACCGACGTGACTGTGCACGCGGTCTGGGCATAGGCTTTCGGGATGAACTGGATGACCGCCTGCTTCATGACGAGCAGGCTAGACACCAGGATGATCGATGTCAGCCAAGCTTTCAGAAGCTTGGGCATGTTAGTTCCCCTTGATCTGGCAGATGACGGGCTGGGAGTTCGTCACAGTAACCGAGCTGACGAGGAATATCTCGGCACTGGACAGTCCCGGCGCGATGGCTGCGCCGGTCCCCATGAGAGCGTTTGTGTTATTGATGCCGTAAGGCACGCATGCCAAGGTTCCGGAAATGACTGCGTTGGGGAACGTGATGGGATAGGACGGCGTATTAAGCAATGCCGTGCTTGCGGCGCCAGTGAAGTTCGCCTGGAAATACTGGGTTATCGTTCCAGAGAAGTCCTTCGTATAGCACGCCGTCGTCGTGCATCCACCGACCGTCCCAAGGATCGCGTCGGCCGTCCACGGCCCGGTCGAATTCCCGATCGGCGTGCCGTTCACATAGACGTGATTATTGACCACCGTCGCGTCGATGCCGTAGCCGCCGTTCTCATAGATGCCCGGCCCATTATTATCCGAGACGTTGGCACTCGCGTCATCGATCCGGATGCCGCCGCCTTGGTTATTGCATATCGCGCCGAAGTTCGCGATGACCTTCTGCCCGTTCATGTTCTCGACCCAGAGACCGTAGGCGCCGGTCAGGGCGGAACAGGACCACGTCCCGTTGAAGACCATCATCTGCCCGGACTGGAACGAACTGTCGTTCAGGATGATGTTACTCCCACTTATCGGCGTGTCGACGTCCGTGGCGCTGTCGAAGATGCTCGTCGAGTTCCCGGCCGCGACGATCGAATGGTCCACCTCGACGTTCACGACGTTCGCGATGATATCGCAGTTCGTCGGGTTCATCGCGCCATAGTTGCCGCCCTGGTGCCAGCCGATCGCCGAACCGCTGATCTTGCAGTTCGACGGATAAAACCCGGCGCCGGTCGCGGACACGGTGCCCGACGCGCGAACGCCGTCGTTGGCGCCCGACGCCTCGAAGTTGTTATAATAGACATCGAAGCAATAATCGCACCAGACGCCGTTCCAGGTATGCGGCGACGTCCCGCCGTTCCCGTATTGCCCGGCAGCGTTCACGTTATTGAACGTAGACGCGACGAGGAAGATCAGGTGGATCGCGGTCCCGGCCGTCATCTGCGTCTGGCTGTCGACGTTGATGCCATCGACCGTCCAGCCCAGCACCTGCGATCCGGTGTTCGACGCCGCGCCGAAGTCGAACAGGTCTGGCGTCGTCGAGGCGCCGGAGTACATGAACGTGGTCCCGTACATACCGGAGCCCTGGACGGAGCCGCCGTTGCAAGCCGGGAAGACGATCGGCGCGGCCGTGAATTTGAACACGCCTTGCGGCGCGATCAGCTTCCCGGTGCAGGCGTAGTTCGCCCAGTTCTGGATCGCGACGGAATTATTGGTTGTCGCGACGGCCGCGCCGAACGCACGGATGTCAGCACCCGTGGCCGGGAAGGCGGCGATCCAGCACTTGCCGTTCGCGGATGGGACCTGCGAACCATTGTCGCCCGCGCCGGAATGAAGCGTGCATGCGCCGCCCGATGCGTAATACCATTCCTGTCCGCCGTCGCCCACGGTCGCGTAGCCGCCTCGGTAGACGGTGGATACGGTCGCCGTCGATATCGCTTCGAGGCCCGATAGGTTCGGCGTGACGAGGCAGCCGTTCCCCAGGACGTAGGCGGTCGTCGCGAGCTGCGTCGTGCTCGTGCACGATGCGGCCGTGGGCGCGGTCGGAGTTCCAGTGAAATTTGGGGACGCTGATCCGATCGCTCCAAGGGCGGTCAGGGCGGCTCCGCTCGTCGTCGCGCCGGTCCCCCCGCTTGATATCGCCAAGGGCGTAGCCAGCGTCATGGACTCCGCTGTGACCGCGTTTAGCGGCGGCGACGGGCAGGCCGTCAGGTTCGTCAGCGCGCACTGCGCCTCCGCCTTTCCGGCGAACGCCGTGAGCCCGATGATAAAAATAGCGATTACCCAAGAGATACGCATACGATCCCCGTATTATTCCAAAGTTGAAGGAGGTTCCTCGGATCGGTCGCCGGCAGGTTTCCACCACCGAGGGCGAGGAGCTGGGCGGCCGTGATCTGGTTGTAGAACACGGGTGGCGCCGTTGGGTCAGGCGTGTGGCCGGGTATAACGTAGACGGCGCCGCCAGCGTCCCACACGGTCCCAGCCGCGCCGGTCCCGACGGTAGGCCATCCGGATGCGTCCGTGACCTGAAGGATGCCGCCCGCGTCGAACAGCCCGGTGGACGACAGCTGGTTGACGATCGATACCGAGAAGGTGAACTGGAACGGGAGCGATACCGCACCCGACGCGACCGCCGCCTGGAACACCTGCGCCGTCGCCAGGGTGATCGGGTAATCAGTCGTCAGCGTGATCTGGATCGATACGCTGTTAGACACGCCGAACGCGACGCTGATCGGATACGTATTATCGATGTTCGGCGCGACGCCGTTGATGCCGATCAGGAACCGCATGATGCGGCGCTTGAGCCACGTGACCGAGAAGTTCTGGCCGTCACCTTTGAAGAAGTACCAGGTGATGATACGCTTGAAGATATCATCGGTCGTCGTGAAGTCCTGGACCTGGCCCGTCGTCGTATAGGACGCCAGTAGGTAGGTTCCGGGTTCCCACGTCGCGAGCGGCCCGACCGCCTGAACGATGCCGTAGGGCAGCGACGGCCGGTATATCCCGTAGACGCCGTTCGCCACCCAGTCGAGAAGCGATCCCGACAGGCCCGTGTATATCGGTAGCTCGATGGTGTTGAACCAGTTCAGGTACACCTGAGCGTAGGCATTATACGATGAGTTGAACGCCTGGATGTTCGCGTCGTCGCTGTACTGCTGATACACGTATGCCGGTATGATGCCTTGAAGGCATGTCGGCGCGCCCGGCGGGAAGACGAAACCTGACACTGATTATCCCCAGAAGCCGAAGCAGCCAGTGATGGTAGTGGCGGCGGTGACTTCCTGAATGCAAAGATCAAGCGTCGTCCCGGCCGGAACCGCGCCCAAAGCTAGAGCCACGGTATCCTCAGCCATCAAGATCGTGAAAGCTGATTGGACCGGCCCTACATAAACTCTGGTGAACGGCGGGCTATAAACGGTCCCGACGACGATCTGTATGCCGTGAACTGGAACAGTTGGGGCGACTGGTGAGGGCGACGCGGAGGCCATGATCTCATCCTTGCTGAACGATGATGGAAGCGGCGGCGATCGAGAAGTAGCTTTCCGGATCGCCGAAGATGGTAGCCTCGCCCGTTCCAGGCGCCGTCACGACGCCATCGATCGTCACGGTGTAGACGAGCCGGGTCAGGAGGTTCGTCGGGATCAGCGAGATGACCGCCGTCTGGAACACCGAGTCCATCTCCAATTCGTTGATCGGGGCGCCGACCGGAAGGCCATTGATGTACGCGGCCATCGCTGGCTGGACGAGCAGCGCGACACCGGACTGCGACACGAAGTTCAGGTCTGACGTATTCCACGTCACTTCCAGCGAGACGACCTGGACCGGCGGCAGGACGTAGGGGATCGTGTATGAGTTCGGATACTGGTTGATCGTGACCGTCGCGTTCCGGAAGTTCGGCGTGACGATCCCGCCGGAGGTCCACGCGCCGGACGACGTCGTGTCGATCCCGATGCTGAAGCTCGTCGGGCTGATCACGGTAGCGGTGAAGTTCGTCCCGTTGATCCCGGTGATGCCGACCGCGCCGTTGATCTGCGCCGTCTGCCCGGTAGCGTAGCCGTGGTTCAGGTCCGTCGTCACAACGCCTGGGTTCGCGTTCGTGATCCCAGTGACGAGTAGGCTGGACCCGGTCAGCGTGTTGATATCGAACAGCGCTTCGAAGATCGCCAGCCCGATCGCGTATTGGTCGCCCGTCCCGCCGACGATGATCTCCCACGTCGGTCCCGGCTGCTGCCTGATGTTGATCAGGTTCGACTGGACGCCTGGGATCGCCAATAGCAGCGTCGTCAGGTAGTTCGGCATCCCGGTAGCTCCTACCAGGCCCGCAGTAAGCACCTGAGCCCTGTAGGCGCCTTCCGTCTGCGCCGCCCCGCCCGGCGTCCCTGAGGACGGGTTGGTGACCGTCAGGCCGATCCCCACGGGCAATGAGGTTACGATCGTCGTGACGGAGTTAGCCGGGACGGCGAACGACGCGGAACTGATGGCGTAGAACTGTATCAGGCCGGTCGAACCGCCCGACTCGACGATGCCGCCGATCGTCGTGACGTATTGGTTTGACCCGTCCGACACGGTGAAGCCGGGCGCAACCACGAAGCCGTCCACGCCGGAACCGGTGAACACGCAGTAGACCGACGTGTTCGTGGCTGGTGTCGCGGTCGAACCTTGGCCAAGGTATATCTGGCCGAGCTGGGTAAGGATGTATGGGTTCGCGGTATAGGGCGATATCGATGCCAGCGTCTCGGTCACCGCTTGATCGATCACGATCAGCGCGCCGGTGTCTGTGCTGCTGATGTCTTCGATCAGCGATCCCGGCAGCGTCGCGGTCAGGCCCGGCGATAGCGACACCGCGTTGGCGATGAGCGTGGCGTTCAGCGTGGCTGGCGGGGTGTTGACCCGTCCCGCCGCCGTAAGGGTTACGTTTACAGTTCCACTCATGTCGCCACCGGACCACTGACGGTCGAGCCGTTCTGGGTTATAAGAGTGATGTTATACGTCGGTTTGACCGGGTTCGCCTGGACGGTCGCCTTGAATATCTGCAGGCTGGCGAAATACGGTGCGAACTGCTTCTGCGTCATAGCCGCGTAGTAGTCGGGCTGTATCTGCGTGATGACGGACGGCGCCGCCGGGATGCCGTAGTTCGCGTAGAACGGCGACTCGCCGAGGTTCAGCTTCAACACCTGAACCAGCGTCGTCAAATACACGCCGTCGTTATAGCCGTTGGAGTCGGTCGTCACTTCGACCCATGTGCCGCCCAGGCCGTTGACCTGGTTTATTCGTCCCCACGTCCTCATGCCTGTGGTCCTCCGGTCAAGCCAGTGCCGCCGTTGCCACCCTGATGCTGGTGCGTATCCCAGAGGATGCCGTCCAGCGTGATGCCGGACGAATTGATAACGATCGTCTTGCCGCCGACCGTCAAGGTGATCGACGTCTGCGCCGTGATCGCGACCGTCCCGCCGGACGATACGACCACCATATTCTCGCCCGCCGTGTCCGAAAGCACCGCACCGGCCGGGCCATAAACGGTCGCCATATTCGGGTTGATCGAATAGCTTCCAAGCGCGGTAGGCCAGTTGGTCTGACCTAGCGGGGAGAACATCAGCCCGTCGAGGTTCAGCGGCCTCGCCATCACGGCCGTGCCGCCTCCCAGACCGGACACGCCGCCGAGGTAGACGTCGGCCGCTATCGTCGAGCCCTGCGTGCCAACCTGGATCGGGCTTCTGAACCACTGGCTTCCGAGGACGGGCAGCGTGATCGACTGGAGCGTAAGCGGGGTGTGCCCCGATACCGCCTGAACGTCGAACGCGACGACCACGATGTGCGCGCTTATGACCTTCGTCACGTGGCACGGCAGCGACATCCCGGTCTCTACGATCTGGTCCGCCGCCTTCTGCTTCGCTAGACGCTGGGTGACTTGACCAGTCCAGACGCGCTGTGATAGATTGGGCATTATGTTGGTGGCGTCCCAGTGGGCGGTATCGGTGGCGTCGGGAACGGCGCGATGCTCGTCCCGGCGATCGAACTACCGGTAGCCGTCCCGGTCGCCAGGGACGACGGCGTGCCTACGGTCGTCGCCGGGCTGGAGTACTGAGGCGTCGAAACCTGCGTCCCGGCGGATAGCTTCGACATCAGTGAGTTCTGCGCGTTCTGCGCTTGTTCGAGCGTCAGCAGCGGCGCGTAGAAGTCGAACTGGTATGCGTTCTGCGCCTGATGCGTGCTTCCGTGCGACGCATCCACACCCCGGAGTCGGAGCATGTTCGTGTAGGGGAACTTCGGTGTCATGATCGTGTAACTGCCGCCCAGTGCATCGTGCTGGTTCAGCGCGTAGACGACAGACGAAAACACCGTGGCCGACTGGCTGTACGATGCCTGCGTCGGGCAGACCATCAGCATCGAAAGCGTAAGCGGCTGCGCGATCATCGCGTTGCCGGCCACCGCCTGGTTCGCGAACGGGAACGTGCTGACCTTGTTCTTCCCGATCTCGCCGCCGGGTAGTGGCACCCAGTGGGCGAAATACTGATCAAGCGTGACCGGCAGCAGGAGGCCGTTCGGCCCGATCGACGTCGGATTGAACGACGTCAGATCAGGCTGCGTAAGCTGGAGTATCGGCATCATACCGCCGACCGAATTCTGCGCGATACCGCCGCACAAGATAATGGGCGACAGCTCGAACGCCAGCTTGAACGGCGTGATCAGGCCGACCTGGACGACGGTGGTAGCGGCCGATAGTGCGCCTGACATCTGGTCTTCCTACGCCGAAGCGACGTTGCAGGTGTAAGTCGTGTTCCACGCCTCGCCGTCTTCCTGGCGGAAATTGCCAAGGTGGCGAAGCTGCTGGACGACGAAGTTGCCGCTGAACGTGAGCTTGTTAGCCGGTATATTCTGCCACGCTGACCGTGCGCCGGAACCTGTCTGAACGACGATCGCGGGTAGCGTGATCGTGTCGCCGTTGTGGATATCGGCGCGCATGACGAGCTGAACGCTAATCTGGTTGAACTGGACCCACGTAGGCTGGCCGATGATATCCTGCGGCGCGATCTTGATCACGTTCGCGGTCGCCGTCATATCCGCGACGGTGATCGTCCCGCCGTTCACGTAGACGCTGATGCCCGGATAACCGGCGCCGAGGATCGATCGCGCGACGACATCGACCGCTTCGGCGAACTGCGTCAGGCTTTGATACTGCCCGGCCGAGTCGTGATTGAGGACGATGTTCGGCGAGATATTGATATTCTGCGCCATCCCCGGCATCGCGATCGACAGCGTCTGGGCGATGGCTTGGCCCAGCGGCGTCCCGGTTTTCCAGGCGACTGGGAAGTTCTGCGGCGCGTTCGGGCTGCCGACAGCCGGACCCTTCTTGTTCGCCGCGAGCAGTCCGGGCGTCATGTTCAGCGTGATGCACTGCCGTTCGTTGAACCACATCCCCCACGACGTGAAGATGTGCCCTTCGAACAGGAGCCCGGCCTGCGCCGGGTTCGCCAGCGGCAGGCCCTTCGCCATCCCGCCGAATATCTGGATGTTCAATCCGGCCAGATCGGCCGCGCTGCTGACGTCCACGATCCCGAGGTTATGGATCGTCAGCAGCGCGTTCCCGGTCGGATCGCCGTAGGACGACACCGGCAGGTCGAGTTCGATCTGAAGCGCGGCCGGGTTCGTCAATCCATACGCCGGGTTCTGCGGTCCACCCGGCAGCAGACTGCTCAGCGTCGATGGCGGATCGATCGCGGTGCCGAGCGACTTGAACCTGTAGATCGACCCGTCATCGTTGGTGATGATGATCCGATAATACCTCACGGCGTCACCACAAACTGGTTCGTCGCTTCAAGGAAGACGAGCGTTGACGTGAAGTATCCGGCCGTCAGCGATATCGGATAACCGGGCGGCGAACCGATCAGAGGCGTGCACAGGACCTGACTACCGCCTTCGTCGGCGATCAGGATGTACCAGCCGGGATACCCGCCGCCGCCTCTGTAGACATTCCAGATGACCGACACGATGAACGTGGTGGACGTAGACGATACGTTGATCGGGTTCGCCCCGGTCAGGTTCGCCTGGAACTGGAAGACGGAATTGATCGATGGGGTGAAGTCGGTGACGGTCGACATCACGGACCTCCCGAAGCAGCGGCCGCAAGGTTCATATGCACGTTACCGCCGGTCGCGTCGGTGATCACGACCTGCGAACCGTTCCGAACCGGCAGCTGGTTATAGGCCGGGGTGGATGGCCCCTGCGTCGCGAACTTGTTGCCAGCCTGAACCGCGTTCGCTTCGCGCACGCCGGAGTCGTCGCCGGACACTTCGAAGCCTTGGTTGAACACCGTAGCGGCCTGACGGCGCGATCCGGCTGCGTTCAGCTGGGAGAGCGTTTCGCCGTAGTCACCGTGGAGTTCGTGCTGAAGGAACGCCACCTGTTCCGCCAGCGTTGACTGACGGATGTCGTGGCCGAACAGCTTCTTGAAGTTCGCTTGCCGGTTCGTATCCCACTGCGCGATGCCGAAGTGATGACTGGGATTTTCGTTCATCGGGTTGAAACCGCTCTCCTGCTGGAGGTTCCCGAGGATACCGGCGGTAGCGGTTTCGCTGAGACCGCCCGCGATCAATTGGTTGTGGATCGCGACTTCGTTCGCCATCGCTTCCGGGCTACTGATCCTGGAGGCGTGGGCGTTCGGGTTGGGATTACCCATCAGCCAGTTCCAGTCCTTGCCGCTCCCCAGGTTCACGCCGGGGTGGGCAGGATCGTTTCCGGTAGCAGGACCGTACATCCCGGTCGGATCGGAGTAGTCCTTATCGGCATCGCCCTTGATCCATCTGGCGATCCAGTGCATCGCGCTATCGATCGCGTGCGCCAGCACACCGACGTCGGCCGCGAACGTCTTTACGTCATCCTTGAAACCCTGCGATCCGATGAACTTGGAGAAGTCTTCCAAACCTTCGGACACTTCGGAAATGAGATACGTAAACCCATTGCTCTTGGTGAATTCGCCGACCGCGTCGGTCACGGCGGACGACAGGTGATCGATCGCGGGCGCCGCCTTCACGAGCCCCTGGACTAGATCGGCTTCGATCTCCGCCCCGGCACGCTTGAGCTGAACCTGCAAATCCTGCCACGCCTTCGCAGTCGGATCACTGTAACCGAGGTTGTTCGCGTCGGCCGCCGTGCGCTGCATGTTCTTCGCGAATTCGGCCGGGTTCTCGCTCTTGATCCGGTTCAGATCTTGAAGGCTAAGGCCGAGCTGGTCGAGGTGGCGGTATTGCAGAACGTTCCCGAGCTGATTGGTAGGCGTCGCATCGACCAGCTTCTTCACGGCCGTCATCGTGTCGATTATGGCTTGGAAGTTTCCCTTCCCGGCTTCGGCCTGCGGGTTCAGCCCGAGGTTCATGAACGGGACGGCTTTCGTCGGGTCCTGAAGAGCGCTGACGATGCCGTTCTCGACTGCGCCGGGATCGACATACCGCTGGAGATTGACGCCGATAGACCGTTCCTGCCCGGTCGTGAGACCCAGGCCGGTCGCGGTGCGCCGTTCGTTCCCCGCCGCCTGGGCGAGGCGATCGATGCCGAACAGGCCACCGGCGCCGAGGAGGCCGCCGATCAGGCCGGTCAGTTCGCCCCAGCGAAGGAGCTGCTTGGTCGCGTCGGCGATCCCCACGGCGAACGCCTTGGAGTCACGCGCCATGTCGTGCCACATCTTGGCCCGCTCTTTATCGTGCCGTGCGGCATCGGCAGCGGCCTTCTTCTCCGCGTCGGCCTTCGCCTTCGCCAGTTTCTCCTGTTCGGTCAGTTCCTTGGTCTGCTGGCCGAGGATCAGGATGTTCTGCTGGAAGGTCGTGCCGATCTGACGCACGCGCTCATCGACCTGGGACGTCGCATCGTGGACTTCGTCCATCGCGTCGGCCGCCGCGTCGATCTCCGTATTGACCTGTTTCCATTGCGGCGCGGTCTTCTTGAGCGCCTCCTGGTATTGGTCGAAGACCTGCGCAAACTGCTTGAACTTCTCATCCGCCACGTCGACATCGAGGAGCGCGTGTATCGTCATGGCTTATCCTTTCAGCGCCTTTAAGGCAGCGAACAGACTCTTCGTCATATGCCGGGACCGGAATTCGGAGGCCGTCGAGAACATCAATCCGACGTCCTCGGCGAGTTCACGGAAGCCGGACCCGGCCGCCCACCCTAGGATGGCACCTGCAACGTTGATGTCAGTCCATCTTTCATCACCTGGAGTCCCGCCGGTTCCACCGCGTGTTCGGTAGGCGGTGCGACCGTCTTCTTCGAAGCTACGGCTTTTGTCGACGTCCGCAAGGAAGTTACCCAGGCCGTAAACTCTAATGAGGATGTCGACGCATTCCATATTCTTGCAGCCGACGCGATCGTTGAATTCACCGTCTTCCGAGGAAGCATCGCCGAGGCGACAGTAAAAAAAACGATTGCGTTGATGACCTCCGAAGCATCCTCATCGGTGAGAACGCCTTCAGCGATCGCATCTTCTAGCGGGAGCGTTTCCCATCCCTTCGCCGCGCCGTGCACGTAGCGGGAAAGACGGACGACTTCGCCGATGAATTCCTCGGCGTCATCGCCATACCTTTTCGCCAGGCTACGCATGATCATCGCCGCGACGCGCGGCCCGGCCACTTCGCCGTAGCCGGAAGAGAACAGCGAGGTGAACGTCCGGGCGACGATCGCGTGGTTGACTTCGAACGTCGCGAGAGACACCGGCGTCGAATGGACGTGGCCGACGAGTTTGTCGTGATCGTCGTAGACTGGTATCACCAGGTTAAGTCGCTCATTGAGTCGCATCCTGGAAGTCCTTCAGGTAAAGAGTGTGGAGTTGATAAGGTAGATGCCACCGCACCGCACGGTGTACTCGGGTGTCGTGCCGGCGAAGTCGAGACCTTCGACACCGGTGATCGAACAGTTCGTCAGGTTCCACGGGTTCATCGTCGCCGCGTCCGGCCGGATCGTGCACTGACCCAACAGGGAGAACAGCTCCATCTGGAGCTTGTAGGAGTTCGCGAGCGACTGGGTTTTCAGAAGGTGGAGGGTGAACGTCGCGCGAAGATACGGTTCCGGCGACGTGACGGCGCCGGTCATCACGTCGATGTAGACCGTCGCTTCACCCGCGAACGACAGGGTAATGCCACGTTTGCTGAGGTAGGACGCGGACACGCTCAGACCTGGGAAGGTGGCCCAGGTCACGCTCGCCCGTATCCGGTTCAGCGTCCCCAACGCAATATTAGGGTTGTTACCCGACATGTCTGATTACCCCTGACCGACGAACGTGGTTGCGTTGAGATTGAACGTGACGTTATCAAACCCGAGCTGCGGCGCGAACGACACGGCGTAGCCGCCGTAGGATCGCAGCTTGTAGGCGCTCGGGTTCACCTGCGCGTAGGTCGCCGCCGGGATCGCGTTGATGACGGCGTAGCCGTTGTAGATACCCGCCGCCACGTTCGCGGCGAACTGCGTGGACGACAATTCGGTCTGAAGCAGACTGCCGTAGCACATCCCGTAGGAGATGGCGCTGGTGATCGTCCCGGCGCCGACCGCCTGTCCGCCGTTGATACCGGGCTGGTTGTAATAGACCGGCGCTGACGGGTTGTTCGAACCGTTGATGATGTAGTTCGAAACGTTCAGGTTGATGTTGACGTTCATCCAGTCGATGGCATACCAGAAGTTGAACGAGTTCCCGTCCAGCGTGTTACCGCCGACGATCATCGTTCCTGACAAGCCGCCTTCCGCGCCGGTCCCCATCACGTTGACGTTCGCGGTCTTCAGCGTCGTCAGGAGCGCCGACATGCCCAGGACCGGGAACGGCGTGACGCCGAACGTGAACGCATATTCGAACTGCGTCACCTGGTTCGTCGCGGACGGGTTGTAGTTCAGCGTGACGAAGAAACCGGATGCCCAGCTGAATTCCGACGTTGGGTTGAACGTGTTCGCATACTGGTTCGCGAGCAGCGTGCCAAGCGTCGTCTCGGAACCAAGGCCGGACGGCGCGTTCCAGACGAGCGCGGTCCCGGTCGTCCCGACCTGCGCCTGCCACCAGCCGTTGTAGCCGGTAGGGACGCATCCGGAAACCTGGAACCAGTCGCCGGCTGCGACGCCGTGTGCGGTCGTCGTCGCAGCCGTGACGACGGTGCCGGACTCGGCGATGGCGGTCAGCGCGTTCGCCGGGTAGACAGCGAGGTTCGGCGACTCGATGAACAGAACCGCACACTTCGCCGTCGCGGGGTAGAGCGTGTAGGTCGCCAGCGTCGTCGTGATCCAGAAGTACGTGAGCGCGGTCGTGCTTTCGTAGCTGGCCAGCAGCGTGATGAAATTCGCGTTCCCGTCCCAGGTCCGGGGGACCAGGTATCCGTAGAAACCGTAGAAGCCGGACCCATAGGCGACGCCTGGCGGGTTTGCCGCGATCCAGGTAGTCAGCGACGCGACGCCTTCGTTGACGCTCCCTGGCCCTAGCTCCAGGACGTAGACGGCCTTGCTGCCACCCTGCGCGAAGAACGTGGTGTTCATCGCGTTGAGTTCGCCGACGTCTTCTTCGGTGTAGGTGAACGTGGTCGTCGTGGTCGCCGGGGTGACGGTGCCGGACGGGACGGCATAGGTGAAGGCGGTCGTGGTCGTGATCGTGCAGAGGAACGACCCGTCGTAGCCGGTCTGCGTCGCACCGGAAATGGTGAGCCAGATCGTATCGGCGATCGCGAAACCGTGTGCGGCGGTCGTGGTGACCGTCGCCGTTCCGGTCGTCTGGGTGATGGACGTGATTGCCTTATTGCCGTTCAGGTAGGTCGACAAGGTCGACATCTGTGTCAGCAAGGTTTTAGTGCCGGGGGCGGTGTTCGTCCCGCCCTGGCTGATGAACGCGCCGGTGCCCTGCAGCGTATTGGGCGTGGGCGCTTGCGTCAACGTGACGTTGACGTTTACGATAGCGGGCATTCGTGCGCGTCTCCTTGGAGTTCAGGTTCAGCCAGGGAGGCGGATTACCGATACGTGAACGTGATATCCGCATTGTCCGTCGCGACCACAACCGCGAAACCGTTCTGGAACAGGATGTCCATTTCCACGAAAGGCTGCGGCACCGTGATTGCGTTGGTCAGCGTGAATGCCGAAATGACCGTCCCCGACCCGGCGGTGTTATCGTAGAACGTCACGACGGCGCCAGCGACCGCGCTATTGATGACGAAGCCCTTGAGGAAACCGGGCGATGACTTCACGACTTTCGTGCCGGTCGCCGCGATGTTGGCGTAATTCAGGCCAACGGGCTGATTGGAGGGATACTGCGGCATTTGGAAAACTCCTTCAGATGTCCGGCCCATCGGGCGAAAGGACGATTGCTACCGAGGCTTGCGTGATCAGCTGGCGCGCCACCTCGTTCGCGCGGTGCTGGTAGTAGCTGACGGTGTACATGAGCGTCTGCTTCATCGCGAGAACGCCGAGTTCCGCCTGCGTGCGTTGTGGGTTCCGAACGGCGGGGGTATCATTCATGATCCCCATCAGGTCCTCGTTCTCACTGTACTGGTAGACGACGCGGGCGAAGTCCATCACCTGGTCGTTCGTCAACCCATAGAGCGTTATCCGGACTCGGTCGGAAACCAGCTGGTGCTGTCTCCATTCGGTGTGACCGAGGCTTGGGAAGTCCTGAAGCGCGGTCGTCGAGTCGGGCATCACGTAGACCGTCCCATAGGGCGGCCGTAGGTTGTCCGGCACGAGGAACGCGGGGTAGAGCGTAACGGCGGGGTTGACGACGGACGTCAGGACCGGATCGTAGGTTTTCAGGCTAAGCCATAGCGGGAGGCTGCTGGACGTCACCAGCGTCTTTGCCGATAGCTGGGCGCCGTTATCGACGAGCTGCGACGTCAGCGCCGGGTAGACGGCTTCGCCCCAGTAGTGGTAAAGCCCGGCCACCTTGTATCGCGGACCCGACGACCGGAACGCGAAGCGGACGCCAGCGATCTCGCCGATCCACATCTGGTCAGGCCCGATATCGTTGAACGCCTGAACCATTTCGCCGGTCGTCATAACGACGCGGTTGACCGCGATCGTCTCGTCTTCCAGCTGCCGCTTATCGGCCGTCACGTGGATCGATCCCCGGACGGGATCGCCTTCGTTCACGCGGAGCCAGTAGACATAGCCATCGAGCGGTAGGACGTATCGCTGATACAGTGAGAACGGAACCAGCTGATCGTTGGACAGCGTCCGCAGACCGGCTAGGTTCGCACTCGCTACGGCGGTCTCATCGATCAGCGACACGGCCTAGTCCTTCTTGTCAGTCAACTTATGCATCAGTTCCTGGATGCGGACGCGATCGTTGCGCGGTGTATCCAGGCTCTGCATGGCCACTTTGGCAACGGCCATCAGGAGCGTGCGTTCGTCGTCGGTCATTCGCTAACCTCCATTCGAAATGCTGCCATGAACACGCCGGTGTCCTTGAACGACGGACGCTCGGGGTTATCCTTCGCGTAGGGGTGTTTCAACCGGTGGTTCACGCCCTTCTTCGCGGCCATCGTCGGGATGCCGGTGTAACCCAGGCTATCCATTTCCTTCAGGTCGATGAAGTTCTGGAACATCGTGAAGACGTTGCCGGTCACCTGGAGGAACACGGTATCAAGTGACTGCGGCGTCCCGCCCGACAGGATGTCTTCGAACGCGACCTGCAGCGCCGGTTCCATCTCGCCGACGATCGCGTTGCCCTTCGCCTGCCAGAAGTGCTCCATGATGTGATACTTGTCTTCAAGCATCTGACCGACCTCGGCCGTCGTGTTATTGACTTCCGGGACGCCGAGCGCGGCGCGCATCGCATTCCGCTTCTCCGACTGGACCTGCTTCGCCGTCTTCGCTGGCGATGCGTCGGCCGAGTACGGGATGTCGATGACGCCGAACGTGATCTTCATGATAGCCCCCACGGGCAGCCGTAGTCCTGGTTGTAGGCGAGATACTCGCGTCCCCAGACCGTCCGCATGAAGCCGAGGTCGCTGATCGTTAGCTGGCGGAGCGCGTCGGGGACCGCGTTCGTCACCGATGTCCCTTCGTCGCTCGACGACGCGACCAGGCCGACGACTGGTTTCAGCAGGTCATATTCGTCCCGCTTCTTCCGGAAGAACGTCCGCTCGGTCTGGTCCGGCGTGATGACCAGCTGGATATGCGCCGCGCAGTTATACACCGCCAGCGTGTAATCGAAACCGCTGCCGAACGTCGACACCCGGATGACGAGGTTCATCGCCCGGTAGAAGGCGTATTCGATAAACGGCGACGGGACGGGGGTGTACGGAAGGTAGCTCTCCGGTATCCCCACGTTGTTCTGGAGGAACAGCATGTAGTCAGCGAGGTTCGGCGATGCGGGGTTCGACCACGACATGTTAGTTACTCACCGTGACAGCGGCCGACGCGGTTGCCGTCTGACCGAATTGACTGATGTATTTCACGACCACGATGTCGGACGTCGTGTTGTTCGCGGCCTGATACGTCAGATACTGAATGCACTGATTAAGCTGGTTCGTCGTTCCGCTGAGGCTGAGCGTCGCCGTATTGTTGCCGGACACGACGGTGCCGCCGCACTGCGATACCGGAACCTGGAGCAGGCCGTAGTAGTCCCGGACGTTGATGACCTGTGCAGTCGGCACGATCAGCGCCTGATAGTCGGTGATGTTAATCGGCGTCAGCGCCATCTGAACGTTCGTCACGGCGGCCAGCGTTGTGGGAACCACCAGCACTGGGTAGTTGTAGGGCTGCGGGATCGTCACCGGGACCGTGAAGACGGTGACGTTCGAAGCCTGGTCGGTGATCGTCATCACGACCTGATCGGCGGTGCCGGAAGCTGGCGACGTGTAGACGATCGAACTGAGATCGTGGGCGATCTGCGCCCAGGTCACGGTATCCGTAAGGGACGCCGTGCCCGATCCGGTGACGGTTCCCTGGGCGCTGGAGACCGTAAACGTCCCGGTCGCGGTCAGGTGTATCGTCAGGTTGCCCGTAACACCCTGCTCCGCCGCGTCTGACAGGGGTATGGCGCCTAGCGGGTTCGCGGTCGATGTCGCGGTCCCGATCGCCGTAGGCGGCGTCAGGAGGACTCCCAGAGCGGTTGGCAGCAGCGCCGGTAGGTTCGCCCCGGCGGACGTTCCGACGAACGTGGGGTAGGTCTGGACGGTCAGCGTGGCCGACGTAGCACTGGACGCCGTGCTGGTAGGCGTCGCCTGTACGGTTGGATCATAGATCGAGACGGTCGGAACGGTTCCGCTGAACAGCACCTTGACGGTGTGGGTCACCGCTTCGTTCTCGTTCCAGATCGCCACATAATAGCCGCCGGTCGAATTCTCCATCACGACGACCGAGTCGCCGGTCTGCTGGCCGACCAGGGTGTAGCCGAGCGCGGACTGCGTGAACGACTTCGCGGTGGCGCCGGTATCGGCGAGGATCGTCGTCAGGTTGTGGATCGCGACGGCCGCCGGACGGGTGGCGCCGGCAGCGGAGAAGAAGCCCCAGTTTCCCGAACCGTCATCATACAGCGCGTAGAACATGAGATAGCTGTTACCAAACAGCTGTGCGTCCAGGACGGCGGCCACCGCATTTTGCGCGATAGCGGCCTGCGTGAATACGGTGTCTTCCCACCCGAGTTCGGTCATGGCGACGGGGACGGACAGGCCGGACATGTGGGCCAGGCCGTTGACGTCGCCCATCGAGAACGCGGGAGTCTGGCCCAACTGCGGATACGCGTGCGCGGTCGAGTGATTGGTCCAGACGGAAAGGTCGCCGACCATCCCGTAATCGCCGATGTAGGCGTTATCAGACGTGTACCCAGAGCCGAACGACATGCCGATGACCGGCAGTCCTAGCTGCCGTCCCATCGGCCACACGCTGCGCTGCTGGAACGCGGCGGTGATCGACAGGCTATTGCCGAGGCCGACCGGATATCCGTCGTCTTCTTCGTCACCGCCTTCGATCGCCATCAGAAGACCCGGCGCGAAGTTCGGCATCAGCGACAGATCGACCGCCATCCCGGCGGGGGAGTTCTCGCCGATGTAGTCATCGACCTTAACGCCAGCCGCGTTCGCCACCGTCGAGATGTTCGTCACGTCGATGGTCGCTTCGGCGCTGTCGCGCATGATCGGGAGGCCGAGATACTCCAGGTTCGACTCGACCTGCGAATAGGTCTGGTATCCGTAGTTGTTCTCGGGGATGTGGGTGTTCATGCCCACACGCCCGATCACGTTCGCCACGCGCGCAGGTGTCTGTGCGACCGCCGCCGTCCCGAACAGGAACGTGGCGGCGAAGGGCGCGATGACGAAAAAGTTCTTCACTTCGTCTTTTCCTTGAGAGGCTGCGTGTATCGATCGCAATTGGACAGCCGGTCCTGGAGCTTGGATATGATTGCCTGGTCCTGCGAGACCTGGTCGTGCAGCGCGGTAATCGCCCTAAGCGCGGCCTGCGTCACGGCGTCGATTTCCTGCTGCGTCGGGCTCCGTGTCAGCGTCGTATGCGTTATGATGAAAATAGCGACGCACCAGAACAGGAGCGTCGTCCCGATCACGGTCACGTAGGTCTTAACCGAGTCCCAGGTTAGGTTCCGGTTCTGGCCAGTGGGGGAATTTATCTCGCTCATCAGCTCGCCTCATTACCATGACCAGAACGCCGGAAACGCCTTCGTGAATGTGGCGATCGGAGTCTGGGTCCTGAAGATATGACTTCGTCACGCGCCCGTCTGTCACTTCGATGACGACCGGCAGCAAGAACGTCTGCTTACCGGTGGCACCGGCCGCTACGCTTATCCGGCGCAGCGGCACGATGATACGAGCCAAGTTAGACCGGCAGCCCGGCGTCGCCACGCCCTTCGGGATCGATCGACACATCGAAGTGAACTTCGTTGCCGGTCGGGCGCTGGTGTTTCTCCAGCTCCTGGATGACTTCGACCTGGGTCACCTTGGCCACGCGCTGCTGCTTGCCGCGACCGGTGAGCTTGTTCGCCCCGCGATCGAACGCCAGCGCGGCGCGCGTCGCTTCGGTCGCCGACCGCTGCTCCTGGTTCGCCACGGTCGCTTCGTGACCTGCGACGATCTCATCCTCGGTCACTTCGTCATCGACGCGATAAAGCAGACCGGTGAACTTCGGCATCGGCCGGTGAGTGTCCGACGCCTCGTGCCCACCGTACAGGCGGATATGCCGCAGCACGTCCTCCAGGTCCTTACCCGACCAACGGCTGTCCCTGTTCAGGGCAACCTGCTGGCCGGACGGTATCTCAACGTTCGCGAGCAGAGCCCCGCCACCGGTGCGGTAATAGAAAGTGTGGTTCTGCTTCGACGGGTTGGATAGGTATAGAACAGTCATGATCAATCCTTTACTGGAAGACTGCCACTCCGGTGATCGTTCCGTAGGACAGCATGGTGATGCCATTGGTAGTCGACACGCCGTAGTTGTACTGCGTCGCGCCCTGCCCGGCCGCCGCTTGCAAGGCGAGGCCGGTCTGCTCCATCGTCGGTCCCTGGTAGGTCGTCGCGTCGCCGAGGTTGGAATTCGGCGGAACGACGGCGCCGGACGCCGCCGATGCGTTGTCGTAAATCGTGAAATAGGAACCGTTCGTAGCCCCGGCAACAGTGATGTTGGCGAGGAAACCGGCGGAGCCCTTGATCACGGTGACGGTGCCCGAACCAGTGACCGTGAAGTTAGTCACGGTCTGGTTAGAGTTCGCCGTGCTGAGCGTCGAGTCTTGGTTGTAAACGTGCGTCACGGCGATCCTCCTTCAGCTCGGCATCGCGATGATGGAAATCGCCTGCGGCCGGATGCACCAGCCGGAGGTGATGCGGAGTTCCTGCAGCTCGGTGATCGCCCCGTCCGGAGTCGGAGTCGGGATTTTCATCGGCGCCGCCATATCCGCATACATCAGGTTCGCCGCCTTGATGTTGGGCATCAGACCGGCGAACTCGTTAGTGTCGATCCCCGGCATCGAAGGCTGTTCGATCTCGGGCATCGTCAGCAGGACGGCGTTCGTTCCGCCCGAACCTTGGCCGATGAGGGTATCATCGAAATACCAGTCGAACGTGTCGCCGGACTCCATCGCCACGTCCTTGATCACCCGGCCGGTCGTCTCGGTGCCGGCGCCGGGGCGCTGGTAGGAAGTGACCTGCACGATGTTGGCGTAGGCGAACTGCAAGAAGATCGACTGCGGCGAGATGACCACGATCTTGTTCTTGATATTCCCGCCCGACTGCCACATCCGGCTCTTCAGCGCAACCATCTGGTTGAGGAAGAACATGGCCATCTGGCCATTGTCGTAGGTGGAAGCGGTCGAGTTGCCGAACGTATCAGGCGGAAGGGAGACCGCCGTCGCGCCGGAGGTATTCAGCAAGCCTTCGCCGTTCGCGGGGTTGAAACCGTACAGCAGCGCAGTCCGCATCTGCTGGAAGATACCCTGACGCATCGCCAGGTCCTGCGCCGCCGGAAGCGCCACGTTCCAGCCCGACGCACGGGCCATATCGTGGTGGTCCCAGATCGCCCGGACGCGGATGAGATACGTCGGCGTCTGGTAGTAGTTGGCTTCCAGCGAAGCGGAAGGCAACAGGTTGAACGGGGACTGGCCCGCCGTCGCTTCGGTCCGGAGGTCCAGGCGGTTGATGTAAACCACCATGTCTTCGGAACCGATCTTGACGCGCGGCTTGCCGCCCGCCAAAGCCGCGAACGCACCGGATGCCTGAGCGTAAGTGAGGATCAGTTCAGGCTCGGTGTAGGACGGTGACGCTTTTACGGCCACCGGGAAGATGTTACCCATCTAAATGAAGCTCCTTTTGCCGGGGGCTCGCCCCGCCTTAGAACGTGTTGCGGGGTTGGTTCAGATCTGGATCATGCAGAGCGTGCCGGTCGTCCAGGTGACCGCGCCGGTACCGCTGTTGTAGCTGACCAGTTTGCTGTTCGTATTGATGGACAGCAGCCGAGTCGTCACCGCCAGCTGGATCGGGGTGGTGCCACCAGACGTCGTGATCTGGTAATTGGTCGTGTCCCAGTAAAGCGGCTGGGCGATCGGACCCGGCGTGGCGATCAACGCGGTTACCAGCGCCGGGGCGATCTTGACCGCGATGCGCGCGTTGGAACCATTCCGCACGAATGCGACGTAGTTCCCGACGCCTGCCTGCGGCGCCGTCTGGCCCGGCGTGATCACCATGCTGTTCGCCTGGTTGTACACGCTGAAGCCGGTGATGGTCTGCGCGGTCGCGCTTTGGCTATTGCCCGCAGCGGTGCCCGAATAAATCTGGGGACCGAGGCCGTCCGAGTTCGATCCTGCGTAGTTGACGAATTCGGAGATGGCCCGGCCGCCCCACATCGGGACGGTCTCGCCGCTGTTCAGGACGCCGCCCGCGAGTTCCAGGCGCGCGGTCGGATCGTCATACATCATCCCCTGGATCAGGCCCTGCGTCTGAAGCAGGAAGCTGTCCTGGGGCTGATTGGTGGAGAACGGGTTGATCGTGATCGACATAATTCAATCGCCTTTCAGAGGTTCGGGAACGGATTAGCCGTTCGGTTTGCGGTTGATCGTGCCGGTCGTGGCGCCCGTCATGAACGGTGCCATGAAGCCCAGGATGTCACCGGAGTACTTGGTGATCGTCCGGCCTGCGCGGTCCCGCTCCTCGAAAGCCATCAGCTGACCGGGACGGGTGTCGCCGGGTTCCCGCGCACGGTTGATCGCGTCGTGATAGATGACGTCCTCGACCGTGCTGACCGATGCCTCGTCGTAGCTGTCGAACCGCGTTTCCTTGAAGCGCGGGGAATGCGCCTGGAACCGGCGGAGCATCCGCTTCCGGTAGTCCAGCGAAGTCTCGCCGCCGATCGGGGGCGGGGCGCGATCGGCGAACATCACCGCCACGCTGTCGGCGCGAGCCTGCGCGTTCGCCAGAGCCGAACGTTCGGACGCCGGAGTTTCACGGGTCAGGTTCGCGATGATGCTTTCCATCTTTTCGAACCTGGCTTTCAGGTCCGCGTTCTCGGCAACGACCGCGTCGTGCCGCGCCTTGTCCTTCACAGCTTCTTCCTTTTCCTTTTCGGTTTCAGCGCTGTCCTTAATCTCAGGCGACTCGGCCTGCTTGGAGGACATCTCGGAGTCCTTCTTGTGCTCGGGCTCCTTTTCCTCTTCCTTGGCCCACTTTTCGAAGTCCTCGTCGTTGCGCTTCTCTTCCTCTTCAGCGTCGTGACGATCCTTCCGGGCGGAGTCCTTCGCGGCATCGTCGCCGCCCATGGCATCGCACATGGCCTTCTCGTCTTCGTCGTGGCGCTTCTTCCAAGCGTCATGACGTTCGCCGTCCTTCCGGGCGCCGAACTTGTCCTTCCGGGCGGAGTCGTGGCGCGCCTTGTCCATACGCACCTTTTCCTCGGCGTCCTTCCGGTCGTCTTCGTCCTTGCGCTCTTTCTCGAACGCATCCATCCGGCCGTGCAGGGACTTCACTGCGTCGTGGATTTTGTCCAGGAGGCCGTCGTCTTCACCTTCCTTAGCCATTATCGATTACTCCGTTGATGTCGACTCCGGCGGGCTCTCCACCTTTGTCCCATACGCCCTGCTCACAAATTGCGATATGATCGAGGAGAGCGGGCTTGCCCTCGATCAGTAGCGCCTTGCCACCACCTAGCTGGAACGTCGCGTTCGTGCTGGTCGCGTCTCGGAAGACCACGCCCGGAGACGTGGAAAGCTGCTCGCTTTGCATTAGCGCGGCGGCCGCAGCGTTATGTATCTTGACGATCGCCCAGACCTCTTCGCCCTTGAAGTAGGGGACGAAGACGGAACCGACCGCCCTATCCTCGTATTCCTTCGTGTCGAGCGAAGACTTGTCCGGGTGGTCGATCGTCACCGGGAGGCCGTTGCAACGGCGCAGGAACCGATCGGTCAGATAGATCGACGTATCCCGCCAGGCGTATTCCTTCCGCCCTGCCCGGTAGGCGAAGCCGGTCCCGGTGATCCGGATCGCGAACATCCAGAGGTTCCCGTACACCTGCGGGCTGGAAAGCTCTTCGTCCGCCATCGCGTCGGCGATATCGAGCTCGTCCATCGATAGCTTGTCGAGCGCGATCTTGACGCCGGGGTGCATGTTCACGGCGGGGTGCACCGGATCGATCCAGGCGAACGCCGTGTGTTCGTCGTTCAGTCGCGGTTCGAAGCACGTCGGCGACTTGGCGATGAACGTCGTGAAGTCAACGTCGTCCTTGATCCGCCTGATCCAGAACTTGAGTTCGCCCACGTCCTGGTCGCCGATCTCTTCGAACAGTTCGCGGAACGCGGCTTCGTCAGGCGTTTCGCCGTCTTCCATCCCGCCGCCGGGAAAGCACCATTCGCCCGGATGGCTGGACGTCGAGGAGCGCTGCAGCAGCAGCGCCCTCCCTTTCGACATGATCATCACACCGGCAGCGTTCTTCGTCATCAACGCCTCTCCGGCGATCAGGGTTAAGCCGCCAGCGCGACCGGCAGCGGCACTTTGGACCATTCCGACACCGCCTTCATGGCGTCGGTCTCAGATATCAGCGGTCCGAACTTCCGGACGATCTTCGCGACCCGCCCCCAGTTCGGCTCTTCATAGCACTTCGACTCGATCACCAGATACGGCGTCCCGCGAAGGAAGCCGTAAGCCAGCAGGGCCGACCGCTGCTCCGATCGGACGTCGCAGGTGCGATGTCCTTTCAGCCGGAAAAACATCTGGTCCTGGTGGGACCGCCAGCGCGGTTTCCACCGGCGCTCTTCGCGACGGATGATGGAAGCCTCGGCGGCGAGGGAACAAATCTTGACTTTAAGGAATACGTGCATGATCATCTCCTGAGGTTGAACGGGTCAGCCTGGGGAGACGGGGTGGGCCTCTAGCCGCGTATTCACGTATCGGGTTTGGTCATATCGTCCTCACGAATTGGTGCGCCGCGCCGGGATCGAACCGGGCTGTCCTGGGATTGAAAGCCCGGACCCTCGCCAGAAAGCGGCGCCTATACGGCCAGCAGGAGGAACACGCCCTCAGCCATCCAGCCGAACTCGAAGTCTTTCATCGCGTCGAAGTCGGGCAGTTCCATAACCGACGTCGCGATCAGTTCGTCTTCGCCGAGCTTTTCGAACGTGACTTCCATGAAGTGCGTGCGAATGCCGACCCGGATACGGCAGACCATGACCGCGTGCGGCATGAAGCTCGGCGGCTTGACGTCCATCGGGACGCGCAGCCGGAACGTGAACGGCGTCATCGGCTATTGCTCTTCATGAACTTGTCGAACCGATCGCTGAGCGCCATGCAGTCCTTCAGGACCTGGCCCATCGTGTCCTTCCGCGACTTCCCAGCTTCGGAATACGCGATCGCGATCGCCTGCTTCTCCGGCTTGCCGGCGTGGCGTTCGGTCGCGATGTTCTGACCGATCGCCTCCTTGGACGACCCGGATGCTAGCGGCATGTCACTTCTTCCATTGAAGTTTGGCGAAGACCTCCGCCATTTGTGACTGGACCTCATCGGCATACCGCGCGTTCCTTTCGATCACTTGGCGCAGCGCCTCGTCCTGCTCTTCCAACTTTTCGGTTTCACGCTTGCGGTAAGCGGTGAACCGCGCCATCACTTCATCGACGTAGCTCATCGTGTCTTCCTCCAGCTTTCGGCCGCCCGGATGTTCGTTCGCAGGTGGTGAAGCGCATCCTCAATCGAATGCGCCGACGACTTGATATCGTGACCGCCGGGTAGCCACGTCGTGACGGTGACCTTCGTCTCTTCGTTGAAGAACCTGGTGTCGATCTCCAGGTGGACCCGGCCGCCCGCGTCGGCGACAAGCTGGCCGATCTTCTTCATCTCGTCGATGACGTTCATGATCCGGCTATCCTGTTCTGTGCGGCGATCCGGCCGCGTTCGATCCAAGCCTGGCCATTCGAAGTCAGCATTTCGTCGGGTAGCTTTCGCGGCGACGTGATGTAAACCACCCAGCAGCGGCAGTAGACCTCTTCGCCGGGCTTCGTGATCTGGTCGAAGTAGCCAGCTGGACCCGGCTTGACGAGCCCCTGCTTGTGGGCCCAGGAGTCGCGGATCAGGTAGACACGTTCGTCCCGACCCTTGTGGTCCTTCCTGTAGTTATACGATGCGTCGCGCCAGTGGCTATGCCAGATGACGGCGATCGCCCCCGCGTCCATCGCGATAACGTCGCGGACGTTCGACAGGAGCTTATGTGACTGGTCGATCGTGACCCGGCGGACTTCGTATTTATGCTGCGCGAGGGACTTAGTGATCCCCGTCTTGACCTCACGCCGATCGATATCTTCGACGCCACCGGGCGGGACGGACGTCATCCACCCTTCAGCGCGCCTAAGCGTATTCTCCACGGCCGTCTTGCGGTTCAGCTTGATTAGGTTAACCGAGGCGATGACGCGCCGGTCCAGTTCTGGCCTGACCTTCGGCTTCACGATCGATATCGTCCACGGCTGGATATCCGGGACGTAGCGTTTGACGTCGTTGACCGAAGTCGCTTTTTCGAACAGCCGCGTCATCTGTTCGCGGACGTCAGCGTTGGTCTGCCACTCCGGTCCTAGGTCGCGTTCCGCCGCGTTCCGGAGGATCATCAACCAGTGCTGGACGCGCTCCGGATTATCATATCCGCGTTCGGAGAATTCGTTGATCGCGGCCGTCAGCAGTTCCTGAAAGGTCTGGGGGCTACTCGTCGACATCGATCTGCTGGGCGCGTTCGGCCTCGGCCTTCGCCTTCTTGTCGGCTTCGGACGTGTGGTCAATCGTCTGCTTGATCTTCCCGATCGGGACGACCGAGCCCTTCTCGATGATAAAACGGCGGTCAGCCGCGTCGTCAGTCATCCTCACGGACTCCCAAATAGGTGACGTCTACCATATTGCCAGTCACCTTGTCCACCCGGAACACACCGCGCCGTGGTAGGACGATCTCCTTTTCGCCCGCCGACTGACTTCCCAGCACGATGCCGTTTGCCCCAGCGGGGATTGTGAACCGCAGCATCGTCGTCGAGCCGAAGTTCTTCGACACTTCGATATTCCGCGACACCGAGGCGTAGTTCTTGTGTTCGAACGCGCGGCCCACGGCTTCGTCGGGATCATCGAAGCCGGTCAGGTCCTTCAGGGTGGCAGTCATCCCACGAAACACAGGGGTATCGGCCGGAACGACTGACTTTGCCATCGCCGCGTCGATGTTCTTGATACGCGACTTTACACCGCTGCTGGCATACTCATCGAAGTTCTCACTTAATAGCGCCTGATTGATCGACATGTACCCTGACCCTTTGTACAAATCAAGCGAGCCCCGCTGCTCTTCGTCAAACGTGTTCCAGACCTCGTTACCGTAGTCCTGCATCGCCGACCCGACGTGCGGGGTATCGCCAACGTTCTTCTTCCCGTTGTAGGCCGACGACACCTTGGCGTAATAGTCACCGGGGATCGCCTTCGTGCTGGTCTTCAGCCGCGCTTTGATGTCCTTGCCTTCGTGGTCTTCCGCGACGGCACCGCTATCGGTGGCGTAATGCGCGACCTTCGATAGCTTGCTGTAGACCTTCTTCTCGGCTTCGGACGTCGGCGCGTAACCGGTCACGTTCGCCTTCGAGGCGTAGTCGGCTTTCACGCCGACGAGCATTGTGTTCACCGCGTTGACCGACATCCCGGAACCGGCGATCGGATCAATCTTCATCAGCGCCGTGTAGATGTCATTCGTATCCGTATCGCTACCCTCATTCTCGGCGAACGCGGTAAGCACCTCCATCAGCTTGCTTTCGACCTTCGGCTTGTTTTCCGCCGTCAGGTTTTCGAAGTGGTCGAGCGTCGGTTTCATCGCTGAAAAGATGTTCGACGGGAGATACTTGTATGCGGCGTCCTTGAACTTTTCCGTCTTTTTCTCATCCGGCAGTTCGGCGATCGAAGTCAGCGACGCGACGGCTTTTTGCTGCTGCGCCGACTTCCCACTAACCGCCGCCTTCGCTGCCTTCGCCGCTTCGATCTCGGCCAGTATCTTCTTGCCGTGCGCGGCGAACGAACCATCAGGATCGGTGCCCGTTGGCGTGTTCACTTCCTTCGGCCCAGACTTCGCCGGGATCGGGGGCGGGTTCATCATCTGCTTGTGATACGCTTCAATGGCGTATGACGGGTTCCCGCCGAGGTTGAAGCCTACTTCCTTCGTCGCCGCGATAATATCCGCCTTGCTATAGGTGCCGGCCTGCAGCATGTGTTTGATCATCCCTGCGCCGCTGCCCTTCTTGCCGGCCAGGCTCTTGATATACGACTTCGCGCCGTGCGCGACGGACCCGCCACCACCCGATCCGAACTTGCCGTCAGCGGCGCGCGGATGATCGGACTCGTTCCATTCGAGGTCCATCCGCACTTCGACCGACGACAGGTCATCAAGGATTGCCGCCAGCTTCTCTTCGCGAGATGGCTTGATGACGCCAAGCGTCCGGGCGATATCGCGTAGCGTCGTCATGACGTCGAACTAAACGGCTTCGGCGGCGCAGGTTCCTTCGCCCCGCCTTCGCCCGCCCCGCCAGCGGCGCCCTGCTGGGCCATCTGTTGCTGCTGCTTCTGCTGTTCGATCCCGAACTTCGCCAGCTTCTTCGCGTCGATGTCCAGGTTCGCGGAGAACAGCTGGCGGCGCGTATTGATCTCGTCCACGGCCCAGGCGATCACGGCGGCTTTGTTCTCCGGATCGAGCGACGGGACCAGCGTTTCCAGGAGGGCGACGACTGACTTGAACCGCGTTTCCTCGACCTTGATCTTTTCGCTATCGGGCTCTTCCAGCAGGTTCGGCCACGTGGCTTCGAACGCATTCGCCCATTCGATGAACGCGGTCTTGTAATCGACGCCGCCGTACAGCTCGGGGAATTCCTTCTGGATCGTCTTGTAGAACGTCGGGGACCAGGCCAGGCGCATCACGACCTTATCCATAAACCGATAGATCGGCTGCGACTCTTCGCGCATCGCGTTGATGTACTGCGCGATCGCCTTCGCGTCCTCGGTTCCTTCGGCCATGCCGCCGACCATTTCCTCCTGTTCGAGGAGCTTGGCTGGCATCCCGGCGGCCATGGCGATGTTCTTCAGCGCGTTGTCGCGGGCGAACTTCGCCGGACCTTCCAGGTTCTGGAAATTGAGGGAACTGATTTGTTCCTTTTCGCCGATCGTGATGACGTTCCCGGTCACGCCGCCCTTGAGATATGAGCGCTTCAGACCGAAGAAGTTCAGGATGCGGTTGTTCGTGACCGGACCCGGCGCGGTAGCGTTGATGACCAGCAGCCCGCACTTCTTGGTCACCATGTCGTCGGTGATCATGGATTGCAGGAACGTCTTCATCGGGAACAGGGCGCGCTGGTAAACCGACCGGCCGACGAAGCCGAACGCCGAACTGGTGAATTCGATGTAGATCGGCTTTTCGTTCATGACCACGACGGTGCGCGACGCATGCCAGTTCTTCCCGCCTGACGTGATCGACGTCGGGTTCTGGAAGTCGGGGCTCGAAGGGTCCTGGTCAAGGACTAGCGATCCGGCCGTGTTCAACGGGTCAAGCGTGTTGAAGTACACGTTCTCTTCGGTAATGTTTTCGAAGACGAGCGGCGCGTTCTGGCCGATGCCGCGCGTGCCGCAGGCCAGGGAACCGATGCCGTAGATACGCGCGGTGCGGATAACGTTCTGGATGATCGAGTCGGCGCCTACACTGGCAAGCGACTTCCATACACGCTTGAACTCCGGGATTAGCTTCGTCTCAGGACCGCCCGAAACCGTGATCTCGCGTTCCTGGGACTGCATCACCTTGATCGGCGTGTCGACCATCTTCCCGCCTAGCGGGTGGTAGGTGTAGGTGATCTTGCACGTTTGGTAGGACGGCGTATCGCCCGGAACGATGTCGTCAGACAGCATCAGCCTGGTCAGCTGTGATCCGGCGCCCGACGACAGGCCGACGAAGGTATTGCCTTCGCCGCCTTCGGCCGTGTTCGTTCCTTGGAAACCGCTCATGACTTCCAGCTAAACTCGCAGTTAGAGAGAACTTCGACCAGCCTGCCGGTTTTTTCGACGTCCAGGTAACATAGGACTTCGATCATCGGCGCGTCGCTGCCTAGCGTGATAGTGACTTTACTGACCTTCGATGGATCGATACCGAGCGCGTCGCAGATCGCCTTATTCGTCCTGAGCTTGTTGATGATCACGCCGTGCCCTCCGGTCCACCTAAGTTGATCGCGATCGAATACGTGAACGTGTCGAGCAGATCATCTGCCCGTTTCGCCGCGTCCGGATCGCCGATCCTGAAACTTACGATTTGGTCCACGAAATGGTTCCTGGTCTCTTCCTTGTACGTCGATGTCTTATCGTGCGCGTGGTAGCTGATCTTGACCTCGCCACGAAAGACGGGATCGACCGCGTTCATCGCACGTTCGTCTTTGCCCTTGGCAGTGAGTTCTTCGGGCAGGGGTGTCGCGTCCCACCCGCGCAGAACGCACTGCTGAAGCAGGACAGAGCCTGATCCACGGTCTTCGATATAGGCACCGATCGACCCGAACTGCGCGCTGCACGCCTTCGACAGTTCATTCAGGCGCCGGTAGACGGACGGCATCCATTCGGCAAGCAGGGCGCCGGTGATCTGGGCGATATCCCAGTCCAGGATGACCATTCGATACTGGTCGAAGTGGTCGTGCATCACGGCGTAGTATGACACGCCGGTTCCGTCGTTTTCCGATCCGGTCTTCACCGCCGTGTCGATGACCGCGACGACGAACTTGCAGGCGGTGGGATAATTCACCGGGGTGCCGCCAGTCAGGACGCCATCGACTTCGACGGTATCGACCAGCATCTTCTGCAGCTGAAAGAACGCGACGCCGGACCAGTCAACGAACTCGGCCAGATATTCCTGCTTGAACACCAACGGGTGTTTCCGCTGGCGCAGGAGTTCGATCGCCCCCTTGGACATGTAGGGGTTCTCTTCGGTCGGAGCGTGGAACTCCGCGAAACCATACTTCTTCCCAGGCGTTCCCATTTCACGTTTATGAAGGGGTTCGCATATCTGGTAGAGGAAGTTGTCCTTATCAATGCCGTTCGTGTTCGATAGCACTAAGCACCGGCCGCCGTAGGGCAGTTCCGCGTAGTCCAGAAGCGTCGGTTCAATCGACTGCTCCCATATCTTCATCATGTTGGCTTTGGTAAACGCGCCTTCATCGATGATGACCAGGTGATACTTGCGCGATCGACCCGCGTTCTCGTTTTCAAGCGTCCAGAAGTCGATGCGTCCGCCGTGGCTTCGCCCTTCGGTCGGGATCGTCCGGATGATGCCTTCGGTCTTCGATGACGTCAGCTTGACCGGAAGCAGGGACGCGGCGATCTCCGAATAGGCTTCGACCAGCACCTTGTACGACGGGGCGAACCACCCGACGTAGCGGCCCTTGACCGCGTAGTCAGAGGCCAGGATTTTGCCTAAGTCGGTCTTCCCCCAGCGTCGTCCGCACCGGCCAGCGACACGCTTGTTGTCTTTGAAGACCTGGTAAGCGCGCAGCTGGCCAGCGTGGAACGTAGGAAGCTGGACGACGATCTCTCTACCCACGCCACGATCCTCGTCCAGCCAGAAACGCTATTTGAAGCAGCCGTTGATCTCGCCGTTCCCGCCGAAGCGGAGCGCCCGCCCCATCGCGTGGTCGGACTTCGCCCTGCCGGTCAGCGGCGCTTCGGTCTTGTCGATCGCGCCCTTGAGCGCCTTACGTTCACCGGCCGTGCTCTTACCGCCGACGATATGATCGAGGACGTCGGTCACCTTCTTGTCGAACGCGGGATCGTGCTTCGGCTGTTCGACCATCGCCGTATCGATGCCCATAAGTAGACGGACGGGGAAGCCTAGCGTGGCCGCGACGACCTCGTAGAGGTTCTCGACCGTGTTCACGGCGTCGTTAAAGGGCATCGATACTTCCCCCGTCCATTCGTGGACCGTATCGTGGTCCTTCGCGGCGCCGTCGCCGTAGGTATCCATCAGGCGCTGAAGGTAGCTTTTCCCTGGCTGGCGTGGCGGCGCCGCGTAGTGGGCTTCGACCATGCGGTGCTGGGCTTCGATCAGGCGGTGCGTATATAAGGACGGCGGGGCCGCGCCGCCGATACGCATGCTTTCGATCGCGTGATCGGCTTCGCGCCACGTCGCGGCGGTGCGGCCGAAGTCCTTAGCAGCGACTACATCTCTAGTCATCAGGCAGGCCTCCTATAATCCGAACGGTTGAACCACCGGAAGCGTCGGAGTCATCCGGCTTGGACTTCCATTTATCCTTCCTGCGGTTCGTTAGCCATAGGGCTGCGGAATTGGCGTCCGGCGGATAATGTTCATCGTATTCGACTTCAAGGATACCCTGGGGAGTGCTGAAGAACTTCTTGGCTTTATGGGTGTAGCCGATCGCCCGATGATGAAGCGCGCGGACCACTTCGCCGTCTGCGTACTCGCGACCACGCGCACGTGCAACGTAGAAGGAGGGGTATTTCTTATCCCACTGGGCTAGTGTATCCGGGTGTATTTGGAAGAACCTCGCGATCTCAGCGTCAGTCATTCCAAGCAGTTCAAACTCGTAAACGACCTTGTCAATCGCGGCGGACGTTTCTGAATTGTACACGGACGGACGACCGCATACCATTTTCAAAAGCTGATCAACGTGCGTTCTCGTGTTCGGCGCGTCGGGCGTGACGTTCAGTTGATTTTTCGGTGGTTTCTTAAGATACGGTTTATTCAAAGGCGGAGTCGCTTTGAACGTCCTCTTCGCCTTCGGGGGCGCAGTAGGCGGCGTCGCGACCGTAGCTTTCTTTGGTTTGGTGGCCATGACACGTCAGCCTATAGCAGTTCGAGAGCACTAACGTGCAACTCGACATCACAGGGCCGTCCGAATATCATCGCAACCACAGTGACCAACCTCTTATCGTATTTGATCTCGCTAACCACCCCAGGGAACGAAGTGAACGGGCCATCGCAGATGCGCACGTTGTCGCCTGGTTTCACTTTGAAGCCGGGATCGCCGCGCTTCACTTCGCCGCAGCATACCATTTCCATCCGGTCGATGTCTTCGATCGTGATCGGGGACGGATCGCCTAGGATGGTAACGACGCCGGGCATGTTCAGTAGCTGTTGCCAGCGGTCGAGAACGATATCGCATTCGACAAATAGATACCCGTGAAACCAACGCTTCGTGGTCGAAGGGCCACGGCGGCGTTCGCTGGGCTGTATGAACGTGAAATGGCGATATCGAACGCCGATTATGTTCATCAACCGAAGAAGGATCGTCTCATGCGTAACGATGTAGTGCAATACGAACCATTCGGGGCAGCGTATCTGTTCATCGTTGCGTGTACACGGGAAGAATTCCGACTTCCAATCGACCACGTCGTTCAAAGCCATAGATCGCCACTGCCTCACTTGAATGGGTTGAACATCGGATAGCGGGTGGAAGCGCCCGGCGCCTGCCGACTCTTGCCCCATCAGCCTCACGTTAGTTACTCCGATGGGGAGCCGTCGATAGGTCGCGTATGTCTTCGTTCGATCTACACCAATGAACTCCTGCCGTGGCCGACGCCGGATGGTCGCTGCAAGCTGGCCGGCAGCGGCGTATATAATGACGCCAAAACACCATGTCCAGGGCTAGTGCCGAACATGGGATCGCATGGGATCGCGTGGGATATCATGGGAAGGGGCGTGTCGACACTAAATCACCTGCAATCGGCGATCGCCACGGTTATGCGAGTACACGGTCAAAAGGGCCAAAAGGGGCCCAATAGTGTCGACTAGGGCCGACCGTCGACACTACGATTTGCCTAATCATATCAGCGGTTTAAGGGGGGAAGTGTCGATAAGTGCCGACAGGGTCTCTATCTAATAGGTAATAGGGTTTTAGGAAAAACCATCCGGGGGGTTTCAAGAAGTAGTCGACACTAGTCGACACTTTCGATTTTTCCCTTTATAGATCAGCAGCTTAGAGGAAGTGTCGACGTCTAGTGTCGACATAATTCGCGAAAGGTCGACACTAAGGGCCCAAAACGGCCCTTCCATCATACCAGGTTATATGATGATTTACATCCCGCCGGGGTTCGTATAAACGGGCTACCCCGCTTACCGAAGGAGCTGCCTATGGCTCGCGTGCTTACGGATATGATCATGGTTCGTCTCCCACCAGGGACCGTAGCCAGGCTGAAAGACCGTGCCGTGGTCGAAGACCGGCGCCCTTCGGAAATCATGCGCCGCGCGATTATCCGCGAACTCGATCGCCCTGTCCCTACGGTCGTGTATCCCGACGAAACCGATGGATGATCCTCGCCAGGCTGATCTTAAAACCTGGTAGAGGACGTCACCTATGGCTGCAAAAGATTTCACCGGCAAGACGGTACTCGACGCGCCAGCTATCTGGAAGATAGCCGTCGCGAAGCTGGCGACATCAGGCCTGACCGAAAAAGACGGCCACGCTCTTAAGATGTCAGCGATGACCGCGACCGAGTCCGGCGCGGCGAAGCTCTGGAAGGGTGGGCACCCGGCGCTACGGATACCCTACTTCGATCCGTGGAACACTACAGTGCCGATGATCAACGGACTCGACCCGTCAGGTCCGTTCTACCGCGCACGCTGCCTGACCGATCCCCTCCCGATCCTACCGCCCGACGATAAGGGGAAGCCGCGCCGGTTTCCGAAATACGCGCAGGCTTTCGGCTCCCGCGTCCGCGCCTACTTCCCGCCGACCGTGAACTGGCGAGAAGTGCTGGAAGACACAGCGCGACCGATCGTGATCACCGAAGGCGAACTAAAAGCCGCAGCCGGGGCGAAGCACGGGTTCCCGACGATCGGCCTCGGTGGCGTATGGTCATTCATGGCCGGGAAGATGGACTACGAACTCCTTCCCGAACTCCACGTCCCGTGGGAACTTCGCCAGGTCTACATCGCGTTCGACTCCGACATCGCGATTAAACCCGAAGTCCAGAATGCCCTCAGCGCGCTGACAGCCCGTCTCATCAAGCGGGGCGCCTTAGTCTACCGGATCGATCTTCCGCAGCCTGACGACCTTAAGGTGGGGCTTGACGACTACCTCCTGACGAAGGGCGCCAATCTTAAAGCACTGATGAAGGCGGCGCCGCGCCTGGAAGACTGGCAGAGCCAGTATCAGATGAGTGATACCGGGCCAATCAATAATCTCCATAACGTTGGCGTCGCGATGCGTTCAGCGCCCGATATCAAGGACGTCTTCGCGTTCGATCAGATGCAGGTCGAACCGTCGGTCATCCAGCCGCTACTCGACGACGACGCGGATACATTCACGCGGCGGCGATGGACCGACCACGACGTATCACGCACCCAGGACTGGCTTCAGGGATACGGTGGCCTTTCCCGAATAGGAGATAACGACGTGCGAACCGCGATCAAGCTGCGTTCCTACCAGAAGCCGTTCCACCCCGTCCGCGACTATCTGCGTTCCGTCACGTGGGACAAGAAACCGCGCCTGACCGGTTGGCTGGCGCGATACTTCGGCGTGGAGCAAAACGAATACACCGACGCGATGGGCAGGATGGTCCTGATCGCGATGGTCGCACGTGTCGAGAAACCGGGATGCAAGTGCGACTACATGATGGTCCTTGTCGATCCGAAGCAGGGCGAAGGGAAGTCTACCGCGCTTTCGATCCTCGCTAGTGAGGAATACTTCTCCGATCAGCTACCGAAGCTGGACGGGAACGACGAGAAGCGCCTGTCTTCCCACCTCAACGGGAAGTGGTTAATCGAGATCGCCGAACTATCCGCGATGCGGAAAGCCGAAGTCGAGGATATCAAGCGGTTCATTACACGGCAGACGGAAAAGTACACGCGGATGTATGGGAAGACGGAGTCGATCGAGCCCCGCCAGTGTGTATTCGTCGGCACGACCAACGAAGAGAAGTTCCTTAAGGACGAAACCGGGAACCGTAGGTTCTGGCCCGTCCATTCCGGGAAGATCGATCTATCCGGCCTACGCGCCGACCGCGACCAGCTGTTCGCCGAGGCGTTCATCATGTATCAGGCCGGTGAGAAGTGGTATCCGACGCCTGACCTGGAAGCCCGGCTGTTTAACCCCGAGCAGGACAAATACTTCGCGGGCGGCGACTGGGATGACTTCATCAAGGAGCACCTTAATCACACGTACAAGATCGTATCGATGGACCCGGTTCGTCTCGCGTCGTTCACGGTTACAACGAACAGCGTCGCTGAAGAGGGCCTCAACTTCGAGAAGAAGAGCATCCACAGCGGGATATCGAACAAGATCGCGACGACGCTTAAGCGCCTGGGATGGACGGAGAAGCGCAGCAACGGAACGCGCCGGTTCCTACCGCCGCCTGGGTTCACGGGCTATAGTGACGATGACTCAACGACTGGTAGTGTCCCACCTGCGCCTTCGTCACCGAAGCCGAAGTCGATCGCGAAGAGGAACGCTGACGGGAAAAAATACTGACGCCGTTTGTATTTTAATGATTTACAAAGCGTGAGCGCGCGATTAGGTTTCCGACCGCCGCTTATGGCACAACGAACGAAGGAGACTGAGAATGGCTAAACTGATCGAACAGCCCGGTGTTGCCGAGCTCGTCCAGAAGTCCGTCGACAAGGCCGTGAAGGAAGTGACCAAGGCGCACGTCGCCATCGCGAAGACGGTCACCGCGCAGCACGTCGAATTCCACGCGACCGCCGGTGCCAAGGACATGGTCAAGGCCGCGAAGGCGCACGGCGCCGAGCTCGTCGCCGCGCTGAAGGCTTAACGAAGGGGGTTCACATCGAGCGGCGCGGTCCCGAAGCCCGCGCCGTCCGAACCAAGGGGGAGACGAAACATGTCCTACGCAGTCACGCTGGTCGCCTTGGTCGCGATGCTCGCGATCTATGTAGCGATCCCCGAAGCCCATAACGCCAGCGCCAGCCGTGTGGTGTTCACCGACCACCCGCATATCGCGCCGCTTATTCGTCCGGGGTATCCGGACCACTCCGCTGTCTGTCCGAACTTCACCACGTTCCACGACTGGACGGACGACGACGGGCGCCGCGAACACAGCCAGTGCTACGAGGAAATCTGAATGACCGTTCGACGGGTCACCATAGCGGAAATCAAGGCGTATCGGGTTAAGCACGAATGCAGCTTAACCCACGCGCGCCGCGTTCTCATTAAGCAGGCGATCGGCGACGCGCTCGTCATGGCGGACACGATCGCCGAATTATGTGAAATCATCACCGTGATACTGGACCTGATATGATGAACGCTACCGAAGCCTTCGCGCTCCTCCGGCTGACGCCGAACGCGTCACCGGAAGATATCCACAGGCGGTTCCGCCAGCTTTCGAAGATCGCGCATCCGGACGGCGGCGGGACGGTCTACGCCTACGATCAGCTCGTCCAGGCACGCCTGGCCGCGACGCGCTACGCCCTGGACGATATGTGCCCGAACTGCGCGGGCGTCGGCCGTGTCCTTCTATCGCGCGGTTGGCAGTCCGTCATGATGCCGTGCGAACTCTGCGGCGAGACGGGGAAGCGGCACCCGGCGAAAACAGTCCTGTACATCCCGCCGGACGTCGGTTAATGATGATCCCGCAGGCGCCGTTTGGTCTCTGCTTTCTAGGACGTTTCCTCCCTGTAAACTTGGGCGGTCCTTCGCGGGATCGCCCCTTTTTTTATGCTGTGTCTGAAATAGCCCTGTCCAGGGTTATTACAATCAGTAACCAAAAATCTTTTTTCATTATATCAACACAATTTCGTTTACATCCCCAACGTCGTGGCGTATATCCCAAATCACCAACGAACGGTTGGCGAAAAACCAGAAACGCCTAAACAGGAGAACTAGAATGTCTACCACGATCCCCACCGACGAACAGATCAACGGTATGACCAGCGCCGAACTGGTCTTCAGCTTCAATAACCTTTCCTTCGCGGCGAACGTCCCGCAGGTCAAGAAGTTCCAGGATCGCCCGACCGGGATCAAGCGCCTCGTGAAGGTCGCCACGTCCCTCCGTGATACCGCGAACGGCACACCCTGCCCGAACCACCTGACCGATATCGTCCTTCCCGGCAAGCCGACCGAGGAACCGCCTCCGGTCGCCCAGCTCGTTATCGGCCACGTGCCGGAACCGTCACCCGCGATGATGAAGGCCGTGAGGCGGATGGCGAACGAGGTAGCCGCGAAATCGACCACGGCGAACCTCGCGCAGAAGCTGATCGCGGGCGACGCGGCGGAACCGGCGAGGAAGGCCTCTGTGAAGGCTCCTGGCGTCCGTGCCGAGACGTTCCGGTCCGTCGCCCGCGAATACCTCTTGAAGGGCCTGACGGTCGAGGTGGTCGTCGCGAAGCTGACGGACGACTTTTCGAAAGGCCGGTTCCCGGTTATGCACGACCAGAAGCGCGCGACCGCCGGTGTTCGGTTCTACCTGGGCGAAATGAAGCGGAACGGAGAGGTCTAATATGCGGGACTACATGTATCAGATCGACGGTGCCGAAGTCCCGATAGCGAAGATGGCGCTGGGCGACGTCCAGCGCTGCCTATCCCAGGGGTTCGATATCGTCGGCGACGAGGACAAACGACATAACATCGTGGAACGGCTCAAGATCGAGCTGCTTATCAGGGGGATGGGGCTATGATCACGTGGCTCATGCTGGCGCAAGTGATCGTCTTGTACAAGATGATCAAATCGTGTTCGATCGAATTCCCGAAGATGTATCAGACGAACGCTTCGGTAGCGCTCGCCGCATCGGGGATCGTCATGGTGGCGATGACCGTCCCGGCGATCTACACCCTGTTCGACCTATTCCTTCCCGCGTGGGGGATCGGACCGAACTTATTCTGCGGGAGGCTGTGATGGAGTATCACCTCTACGTATGGCGTCCGGGGTATCGGGCTTACCGCGACGGTATGATAGTCCATGTCAACCAGGACGGCTACTGGGCGCCGCTGTTCGCCTTCGATAACCTCGACGACGCGCTCGTGTCCCAGCAGCAGGTCGAATACGAGATGGGCGAACCGGCGAAGCTACGCCACGTCGCTAGGAGGCCGTCATGATCAAGGTCGATGTCACGCTGACGGAGACGAAGGTCTTCACCCTCGATAAGGACGAAGTCGCGCACCTGGTATCGTCGCACGTCCTGCGGAACCACGCCGACGCGAAGCGGTTCAACAACGTGGAAGCCGAGATCGAATGCGACTACGGCTTCACGTGCCGCGTTACGATGCGCCGATACGAAACTAAGGAGGAGTCGTTCCCATGATCATACTCACGCTTCCCGCGCTATTCCTGATCGTGCTGCTGATGTTCCGCCCCGTGCGGTTCGTCGTCGGCTGGGGGATCGTCGCGCTCCTGTGCCTCGCCGCCTACTCGTGCGCCCACGCGTCGGAACCGGACTGGCGGATCGTCGGGAAACCGCCGAACCTCTGCACGGCGGTCGCCGACGTGCAGGACGACTTCGGCACCCCGATCCATACCCCGCAGGACATCGTTGATATGTTCAACGCGACGAAGGGGTTCAAGGCGGAGATCGATCCGAGGAGCAACGCGCGGATGGTCATCATCCAGATCACGCCGCCGTCCGACGATCCCGACGACCTACTGATGATGATCCTGGTAGATGGCTACCAGGCATGTATGAAGGCAGCCAAGGAGGACTGATCGATGCGTAAGCTCTTGTTGGCCGGGGCATTCGTTGCCCTGGCGTTCCCGGCGATGGCGCAGATCGATAACTGTCGCGATCAGCTAGTAGCCAGCGTGATTATGGGGTTCATGACGAACCAATTCCACGATCGCGGATTGAATTTTTACGTGGTCGATCTTGAACACATAACGACGGTATCGCTCGATCGCGCGTCGGCGTCAATAGTGTGCCACGTTACTGCGGTTATCGATACTCATCACGGCGGCAACGTTCGGTTCACTGGTACAGCAACCATAAAGGAGAACGCTGCTGGCGAACCGCTTTACATATGGTCGCCGGATCACGCCGGACGATCCGATCCATGACCCGCAAGAAGCCGCCTATGGTGGTCGTAGACGTCAGCGCCGCGACCGCCCCGACGCCTCCCGCCAGCGAACTCCGCTACGCCATCCTGATCGACCGGAACGCGCACCAGATACTGACGTTCGCCCGGTCTAACCCGAAGGTCTACGTCTTCGTCTTCTTCACCGCGCCGTCCGGCGAAATACCGGACGTCCACGCGCTGCTGAAGCCGTCGAACCGACGGACGGTGGAGCGCGTCCTGATGCCTTACGCGATCGGGGACTGCAATAATCCGGGTAAGGTTATCCGACAGGTCGTTCACGGCGTGCTGGATAACCTGAAAGACGGTCCCGCCGGGAAATACATCAGCGTAATGGAATGCGTGAAAGACGAAACGCCAGCTGAATAAAATCGTCGACAAGTGATCGATCGACGCGATATGATCTAGAACAGGAAAGGAATACGAAATGCCAGCACCGCCGAAGAAGACCCGCCCGATCCCGAAGACGATCGGAGCGTGCGCGGATACCCTTTACGCGACGCGCGAACAGCGCCTGTCCGAACAGAAGGACGTCGCGGAACTGGACGCCTACGAAAAGGCAATCAAGGAGCACCTGATCGCCACGCTCCCGAAGTCCGACTCGCGCGGCGCCATCGGCAAGGTCGCCAAGGCGACGATCGTCACGAAGATGATCCCGATCGTCGAGGACTGGGAACTCTTCTACAAATACCTCAAGAAGACCGGCCAGTTCGAGCTGATGCAGAAGCGTCTGAACGAAGCGGCGATCCACGAACGGTGGGAAGCCGGGAAGAAGGTTCCTGGCGTCGGCGCGTTCAACGCGGTGTCCGTTTCCGTCACGAAGGTATAGGAAAATATAATGCTAATCGACATCGATATGATCATCGTCGGGACCGGCCGGTTACGTGGGATCGATGAAAAACAGGTTGAAGCGCTCGTCGCCAGTATCACCGACGTCGGGCTGCTAAACCCTCTCACAGTCAAACCTGCCAAGGTGCTGAAAGGCGGCGGCTGGGTGGACGGGTTCGGTCTAGTCGCTGGGTTCCATCGGCTGGAAGCGGTGAAGCGCCTTGGATGGGACGAAGTAGAAGTCCACGTAGTATCGCTGGACGACCTTCACTGCCAGCTCGCCGAGTGCGACGAGAACCTGTGCGGGACGAAACTATCCCCGTCCGAACGCGCGTGGTTCCTTCTACGGCGGAAGGAGATATACGAGAACATCCACCCGGAGACGAAGGCGGGGGTAGCGCAGGGGATCGGCATGAAGAAAGCGGCCAGTCAGGACCTGACTGCCAATTTGGCACCCAGGTCTGATGTCACGTCTTTCGTCGCCGATACCGCAGCTAATACTGGCCAGTCCGAACGGAAAGTCTTTCGCGACGTCGCCCGCGCCAAGGCGATCGATCCCGCCGTGCTGGACGAGATCAAGGGCACGGCGCTGGACAAGGGCGTGGTGCTGGACGAAGTGGCGAAGGCGCCGAAGGAGGAGCAGTTCGAGGTCGTCAGGAAGATCGCCGAACGGAACGCGGCGAAGGAAGAGACGGTGGTCGTGAAACCAAAGCCTGAACCTGAGGTGGCGAAGACGGTCAAGGCCGCATCCGCCGCTGATAAGAAGGCTGAGACAGCGTGGCGAAAGGAGCTGCTTTCTGTATGGAAAAGCGGTAAAGCCGCGTGGCGTGATCGGATATACGAAGAACTGGGTTCGTAAAATTTACGAACCTTAACCCGAAGGAGATTACGGATGCTCGCGAAGAACAAAATATCGCCGTATGCTGGATTACATCCAGCTGAGACAAAGCTAGTAACCGTAGACGTCGCGACGGCTACGGAATACACGGGTAAATACGCCTTTAAAAGACAGCGTGATATCAGGCAGCGACACGTGAACAGTCTCGCTAGCAAGATGCGGAACGGGACGTTCCTGCCATGGACGCAACTTTACTTCTGCGAGCTTCCGGATGGATCGCTGCAGCTCGTGGACGGCTATCACCGGCTGAACGCCGTTATCCAGTCCGGCATCACCGTCCCCTTCGTTCGGACTATCCATAAAGTGTCTAACGCTGAAGAAGTCGGGAAGGCTTACAGCCGCATCGATCTACAATTGGGTAGGAAACCGATCGATGCGGCGAAAGGGACGGGGCTCGACGAGAAGATACCAAATATAAAAGTTGCCCTAGCTGCGATGCAGCACGTCCTATGCCGGTTCGCGAAGGACGATAACAAGGAGGACATCACGAAGGATCGCGATATCCACCAAGCTACCCTGCTGAATGAGTATCAGACTGCTTCATACGCTCTAGAAGCTGCGCGGGCGGACGGCGTGAAAGGGTATCTTCCTCTTATCATGACAGGGCCAGTTTACGCGGTCGCTCTCGTGACGACGGCGATCAAACCGGAAGCTGCTCTTGAGTTCTGGGGGGCGGTGATGCGGAACGAAGGCCACGGACTGCAACCGAAGGGTCAGTGGAAGGTTCTGTTCGACTACCTTTCGACTCATAAAGGTGGAGAAGCTAAATACTGGCAGCGCATCCGTGCGGCAGCGTTTGTGTGGAATGCCTATTACGTTGGGAAGGATATTAAGAACATCCCGGCGCGGGTATTGCTTAAGACGAGGCCGGTCCATATTCTTGGAACAGCATTCGATAACCGCCCGATCGAAGAGCGTGGCGGACCGACGCGCACGCGTCTTGGTCCGAAGTGACCGAAGCCTGCAAGATCATCCCGGTCGTCGTCCGTCATAATGGCTTGACGGGCGACGCGGCGGGACGGCGGATCAGCATCTCGCACCGAGATATCCGCCGGCACTTCCCAGACGCTACCTACGTCCAAGGCGTGCTGGAACACGTCGGGCGGAAGGAGAGCATCCCGGTGACGCTCAAGCCCAACCAGAACTACTTCTACGCGGGGCATAACACGCCGCTTCCGGAAGAGTGGGATTATACCGTGGACGATCCTACCCACGTTTACGTCCTTCATTGCTTGGTGGTGAGATGAACAAGGAGAATAATGGCTGGGCGCCGATCGAAACCGCCCCGAAGTCCGTAGTGCGCGGCCGGACGATCGACGCCATCTATTTGGAAGTCTACTGCCCGGATATGGTGGGCCCGAACACCGACCTGAACGTAGGCATCTGCATCGGCTGGTGGGAACCGCTGATGCGGCCGCCCTGTTGGACCGGGGAACTAGGCGTCACGCTTAACCCGACCCACTGGCGGTATCTCCGACCGCCACCAAAGGATGCGGAACGGTGGGGGCGGGGATGACATACTGGCTCGGAGCGATAGCAGTCGGTGTACTTTACGCCTGCGTCATAATCGCGTTAACCAGATGAAAGGTAGGGGTAATGGAAGATAGGTATCTGCCGGCGACGGTGAACGGCAAGCTGGACCACATGGTGGAGGAGATCGGCGAGGTCCTGAAGGCGTTCGGGAAGATCCAGCGCTTCGGGATGGACAGCTACCACCCGAAGCGTCCGCCGGGTCACCCCGATTACGAGACGAACTGCGTCACGCTCCTGCGGGAGCTGCGCGATCTGGAACACGCGATCGACGCGGTGCGCTTCGCCCTGGAGATTGACTGATGCCATACAAGACTGAATACAACAAAGTTTACAAGCGTCACCGGCTCGTGTATTATCCGAACGTTCGACGGGTGCGCGATCCGGCCTACTTCGACGGCGACATCATCCTACTGGGTGGACGTCGCTGCCACGTTACGAAGGGCTGGCGTGAACCGCCGAAGAAGACGAACTAGCCTACGCAAAGAACCTGAGAACCGAAGGAACTGAGAACCGAATGGCAAGAGCAGCAAAGGTCGCGGCAGCCGCCGCGTCGCAGACGACCGCCGTCACCAACTGGGACGAGGAGATGGCAAAACAGGCTGAAGTCGCTGCGGCGATGGAAGCCAATACCGGGGGCGGTAACTACTTCTCCCTCAAGGGCGGCATCCTATCCCTCAACGATGCGCCGATCCCCGGCAACACGATGGCCGTCGTGATCATCGACTCCATCCTGGAGAACGTCTTCTACGAAGGCGCCTATGATGCGAACGCACTGACGCCGCCGACCTGCTTCGCGTTCGGCCGGGACGATACCACCCTGGCGCCGCATAAAACCGTTGTGGAGCACGACCAGGCACAGAACGAGACCTGCCGTGGCTGCCCGATGAACGAGTTCGGGACAGCCGATAAGGGGAAGGGCAAGGCGTGCGGGAACCGGCGCCGGATCGCGATGATCCCGGCCGGTCAGTTCGACGCGCAGGGGCGGTTCACCGCGTTCGATGACGAGGATCACTTTACGTCGGTGAGCGCCGCGTTCATGAAGCTGCCGCCAACGTCGGTCAAGGGCTACGCCGCGTTCGTCAAGCAGGTCGCGGGGACGCTTCGCCGCCCGCCGCACGGTATCTTCACAAGGGTGACGCTCGGCCCCGATCCGAAGACCCAGATCAAGGTGACGTTCGAACCGCTCTCGACGATCCCGAACAGCCTGATCCCGCTTATGATGAAGCGGAACAAGGACGTCGCCACGATGATCGAACAACCCTACAACCTGGACGTCGAGGAACAGGCGCCAGCCGCGCCAGCGAAGGGCGGCCGGGGGAAGGCGCCGCCGGTTAGCCAGCGGCCAGAAGTGAAGCGCGGTGCCAAGAAGTACTGAAACACGTGCGGAGGACGTCCTGAAGGACGTCCTGACGCCGGGGATGACCTTCACCGGTAGGGACGGCAAGGTATGGACATTCCGCCGCTGGGGACGCGGGAAACGCGGTAAGGAGGCGGTGTTTGATAACCCGAAGATGGTCTTCCGGAACGGCGCAAGCCACTACAAGGGCCGATACCCGGAGACGATCCATATCGCGTGGCTGAAAACGGTAATCGCTCGGTTCCCGGAACTGGCGAAACAACAGGAGAAAACGGACGATGCTATACGTGGTAGTGAGTAGTAATCTCAACAACGCTGATGGACCGAACGGCGGCGAGAAGCACCGCGTCCGCCTGGTCGGGCCATTCGATAGCGGCGAAGCGGCGTGCGTGTTCTTCGACAGCCGCCTGGAACACAACCCTATGGATAACCCGTGCTGGCAGGTGGTCGATCTGAACGAACCGACCGTCGCGCTCGTCGCGCCCGCCGACTACACGCCTTAACCAGCTTGCAGCACGCCGGGATGGGTTTCGTGGCATCTTCATTTCCCCAGCTTGCACCCGGCGGGGCCTGCGGAGGGCGATACCTGCCTAGTGGTATGACTTCCGGGGTGGAGAGTAACCCCGTTCATATCCAGAAGGAGACGATGACATGGGAACGAAGGAAAAGCCTGGGCGGTTCGACTGTATCGAAAAAGCGTTGACGGACGAGCCGGTGTTCGTCCTGCTGGCGCGCGACGAGACCGCGCCGCTATTCGTCACCGAATGGGCGACGACGCGCGCTGCCCAGGTGATGGCGGGCGAACGTCCGATGGACGATCTTCCGCAGATCGTGGAAGCGCTGGAATGCGCGCAGGCGATGATCACGTGGCGCAAGGCGAACGAAGGCAAGTGGCAGACGCCGGAGTCCATAGCGGCGCTGGAAAACATGGTGACGATCGTGAACGACCGCCTGCCGCAGGTTCGGCTTGGCGGGACGACCTACTGGCTCGTCGGCCCGAATTCCAAAGGTCCGGACAAGGCATACTTCTACGCGATCGCGCCGCTCGATCACTTCGATGATAACGGCGAATGCCTGGTCGACACGCGCGACGCGCCGTGCTTCGCGGTCTACGATCCGACGAGAGGCGTCATGAAGAAGGACGCTGGCGGCGTGCCCGTGAAGATCGGCGAATGGGAAGACCTGGAGATCGTCTGATATGGGTGTTAAACGGCGGGAGCCATACTATGCGACGGGGCAGCCGGTCCCGCCGGGCGACGACGGATGGGATCGGGACACGGAAGAACTCACCGTGCCCGATCCTCAACCGATCGCGCCGAAGAAGCCGGCTGCTACGAAAGCCGTGAAGATACCGAAGGTCACGACGATCGACTTCGAAACGATGGGCATCGAAGGACGACCGGATTACCCGCCCGAGCCGGTCGGTGTCGCGATCAAGCCGTGGGGCAAGAAGGCGAAATACTACGCGTGGGGACACCTGCGCGGGGCGAACAACTGCACGAAGGAGGAAGCCAGTGCCGCGTTACGAGCCGCCTATGCTAATCCGGACGGCATCCTGTTCCACCACGCAAAGTTCGACCTGGACGTGGCAGAAGTACACTTCGGCCTGGAACTGCCGCCGTGGCGTCACGCGCATGATACCACCTTCATGCTATTTTTGCATGATCCCCACATCCGGTTCGTGGGCCTGAAGGAAGCGGCCGAAAGCATCCTGGGCCAGCCGCCGGAAGAACGCGACGCGGTCGCCGACTGGCTAGTGGAAAACCAGCCGGTCGAAGGCGTCAAGATCAGCCGGTCACCGAAGGGGAAAGAACCGTATGGAAAATACATCGCTTGGGCGCCGCCTGCTGTTGCGGGGCCATACGCGATCGGGGACGTTGATCGCACCGTCAGACTCTTCGAGCATCTTTATCCATCTCTCGCCCAGCGGGAAATGCTGCCAGCCTATGATCGCGAACGGCGTCTCACTCCAATCCTCCTCGGGATGGAGCGCAGCGGAATACGAGTCGACCTGCCGCGTCTGCGGGCGGACGTGGCGCGTTACGGTGACATCGTCACCAGGCTCGACACGTACATCAAGCAGCGGCTCGGCGTAGACGGCGATCCGGAATTCAACGTCGACTCCGGCCAGCAGGTCGTCGCGGCGCTGGTCGCCGCCGGTCTGGCGGACGTCGCCGCGATGGGGATCACGAAGACCGGGAAGGTCAAGTCGGATAAGAACGCGCTGGACGTCGGTGTCGCCGATAAGGTGCTGTCGGCCGTCATGAAATACGCCACCCAGCTTAAGACGTGTCTGAACACGTTCATGAAGCCGTGGCTGGCGATGGCGATCCGATCGGGCGGGTTTATCTTCACGACGTGGAACCAGATACGCGGCGCCGACGCCGGGGCGCGAACCGGGCGGTTCTCTTCGACGCCTAACTTCCAGAATATCCCCAAGGAATTCGAACCGATCTTCAAGGAAGAAGCCCTTGCGGCCTCCCAGACGGCCGAAGAGAGGGCGGCGGCGAACCGCCTACCGTCGTGCCCCTGGAAGGATTTACCCTCTCTGCCTCTTTGCAGGGGCTACATCGTCCCCTATTCGAAGGGCCATGTCCTGGTCGGGCGCGATTACAGCCAGCAGGAGCCGCGCATCCTGGCCCATTTCGAGGATGGCGCCCTTCTGGCCCAGTATCAGGCTGACCCGTGGATCGATTACCACGATAACGCGAAGTTCCACCTAGAGCGGATATTCAACCGGCCGTTCAAGCGCAAGCCGGTTAAGAACATCAACCTGGGTATCATCTATGGGCAGGGCGTCCCGTCCCTGGCGTTCAAGAACGGGGAGACGGTCGAAGCTACCCAGGACCTGAAGAACGCCATCCTGGCCCTTTATCCGGGGCTCAAGGACATGGGTAAGGACATGAAGCTGCGGGCGCGATCGAACCAGCCGATCCGGACCTGGGGCGGGCGCGAATACTACTGCGAACCACCGAGGATCATCGACGGCCGGATACAGACGTTCGACTACAAGATGATCAACGTCCTGGTCCAGGGATCGGCGGCCGACTGCACGAAAGAAGGGATGATCCGGTTCATGGAGTACGTCCACCGCCAGCATAATCGCGGGTGGCGGATGATCCTACAGGTGCACGACGAAATCGTGGTATCGGTTCCCGCCGGTGACCTGGTCGAATGCCAGGAAGCGCTGCGCGAAGCGATGGAGTCCGTGGAATTCGACGTCAAGATACTTTCGGAAGGATCGTGGTCGCCGGATAACTGGAGCGTGATGAAGGATTTCGATAAGAAAGGCAAACGCGTGGCGGGTAAGCTGCCGCCGCAGAAGCGGCAGGTGGTCAAGGAGCGCGTCTCGGCGTAAGGGCAACTGATCAAAAAGGAATGTATGAATGGAAAATCCTGAAATCCGCATCGCCATCCGATCGGAAGGCAAGATGTGGAACGCCTACCTGGCGAAGCCGGACACGATGAAGCATGCGGTCCTGCTTTCATCGGTCGCCCTGACGGTCGTCGCCGACCCGAAGTGCAAGGAACTGTACCTGGAGTTCATCCAGAAGCTCTTCGTGCAGATGGCACAGAACCTCGGGTTGCCGTTCGATGATACGAAGATCGAAGTGGCGCCGGAACACGAACGTGGAAACGGGAGCATTAACTGATGGCCTTCAGCGTATCCGTGATAATGACGGCGGCGATAGAGATACACGTCAGCGTCGACATATCCGATGCGACATCTATCGAACGCACGCACCTTATGGCTATCAATGCCGCTAAGGACGCGCTCAAGCAGGACCATTCGCGGTCCTTGACGATCATCGGGACGCCTACTGTCAAGTCCGTGATAATATCGGGGGTGCTGTGATGGCCTGGGCGAAACCGACGACGATCACCAGCTGGTCGTTTAGCCGTTACAAGGCTTACGATCAGTGCCCGTTCAAACTCAAGATGTCGGCACTGGAAAAGATCAAGGAACCGCAGTCCGCCCCGATGAAACGCGGCGACGATATCCACAAGCTCGCGGATGCGTTCATTAAGGGCGAAATCAAGAAGCTGCCGGCGGAACTGAGCCTGTTCCAGAACTTCTTCAAGAAGATGAAGGCGCTTTACAAGAAGCGGCCGGGCCTGATCGCGATCGAAGAGACCTGGGCGTTCCGGAGGGACTGGACCCGGACGACGTGGAACGACTGGGCCGGATGCTGGCTCCGCGTTAAGCTCGACTGCGCGTATTTCAGCGATAACATGACGCTGTCGGTCGTCGATCATAAGACCGGGAAGTTCAGCCCGGAATACAACCTGGAGGATTACATGCTCCAGCTGGACCTGTACGCGGCGGCGGGGCTAATCATATATGCCGATAAGGGGCCGAACCTCCGGATCATCCCGCGCCTCCACTTCCTCGACCACGAGATCATCTATCCGGAACCGGGCAACGAGAAGGTGTACACCCCGGCCGATCTGCCGCGCCTCAAGAAGGAGTGGGAAAAGCGGGTAAGGCCGATGCTGAACGACAAGACGTTCGCGCCGAAGCCGAACCGCTTTTGCTATAGCTGTTTTTTCAGATCGGGGAACAAGGCGGCGGGCGGCGGTCAGTGTAAATTCTGAAAGGGAGGACTTGTATGAAGCGCGTATCCACTCGAACCACCGTGTCGAAGCCGGACATGGTGAACCGCCCGCCGCACTACACGTCGCACCCGTCCGGGATCGAATGTATCCAGATCACGCGGCATATGGGTTTCAACCTTGGCAACGCGGTTAAATACATCTGGCGCGTGGACGAGAAGGGTTCCGACGTCGAAGACCTCGAAAAGGCGGCGTGGTATCTGAACGATGAAATCGCCAAACGGAAGCACGAAGGGGGCTGAAATGTTCATCAAAGTCGGTATCCATTACGTCAATCCTTACCACATCACGATGGTCACGGACGAGGGTAGCGGCGGATGCGTCGTGCACGTCACCGGCAGTCCGCAGATATCGATCACCGGCACCCCGGCGGCGGAGGCGGTCGCTTACATCGCGGCCGAGACCGACCGGATGCGGAACTCGCCGCGATCGCCATGAAGCACGGGGCGACTTACCACCGTAGGTCTAAGGACGAGACGATGGTACTCAAGTGTCCGCGCGATAAGAAGGTCACGCTCGTCGCGTGCGAGTCGCCGATGGCGTGGGAAAGCGGGAACCTCATCTGCACCACGTGCAGGACGAAGGTGATCGATAATTCGCCGATGGCCATGAAGGTCCACGCACCACCGATCGGCATTCTACGCACCGGAACGGCTACTCTATCATCGAAGGACAAGTCATGACGATACGTGCCCATATCATATGCCATTCGGTTAGCCCGAACAACGAACGGGCGGCGTCGCTCCAGCTTCGATATCCGAAGTTCATCCACGGTGAGTTCCTGACCCACCGTAAGTTCACCCGCAATTCGTCGTCGTCGCGGGCGATCCCGGTAAGGCGCCTGATTGCCGACTGCATCAGCGATCCGGTTAATCCGTCGTTCTGGGGCAAGGACCAGCCGGGGATGCAGGCTGCGGAAGAACTGACCGGCGAGGCGTTGGTCGCCGTCAAGACGTGGTGGGCGCGCGCACGACACGAAGCTGTCCAAGCGGCGTCGATAATGGCGGCGTCCGGCGCGCATAAGCAGATCGTCAACCGGATCATCGAGCCGTTCTCCCACATCAACACGGTCGTCACTTCGACCGAATGGGCGAACTTCCGCGAACTCCGCTGTCACGAAGCGGCGATGCCGGAGATGCACGAACTGGCAGACTCGATCATGGACGCGCTAGCGAATAGCACGCCGGTCCTTCGTCGACCGGGCGAATGGCACCTGCCGTATGTCCGGTCGAACGAGATCGATGACCACGGCGGCATCACCGATCCGACCTGCATTCTCCGCAAGGTGTCGGTCGCCCGCTGCGCCCGCGTCTCCTATCTGACCCACGAAGCGAAGGCTTCGACGGTCGAGGAAGACGCAGCGCTTTACGATAAGCTGGTGGGGAGCCGTCCGCGACACGCGTCACCGGCCGAGCATCAGTGTACGCCGGACGTCTACGGACGCAGTCCGGTGCACGGCTACGGGACCTGGTCGAGACCCGATCTTCACGGCAACTTCGACGGCTTCATCCAGCTGCGTAAACTCATCGAAGTAGGAGCTTTCTGAACATGACGACGGTAAGGATAATGGTCGATCTGGAGACCCTAGGGACGGCGCCGGGGTGTTCCATCCTGTCGATCGGGGCGGCGACGTTCAGCAAGGTGAGCGGCGTCGGCAACCCGTTCTACACGATGATCAGCCGGAAGACGTGCCTGAACGCCGGTCTGAAAGAAGACCCGGATACGCTGATATGGTGGAGCGGGCAGAGCGACGAAGCGCGGAAGGTCCTGTCGGACACCCCGGCGACGGAGTCGCTTGGACTCGCGCTATCCCGTTTCCACGATTACGTCTGCGGTTTCCTGAACATGGAGGTCCTGATCTACGGGAACGGCGCCGACTTCGATCCGCCCATCCTCGCCGCCGCGTTCCGGAAGTGCGGGTTCGACATCCCGTGGAAGCCCTACGCTGTCCGCTGCTATCGGACGATTAAGATGCAGCATCCGAACATCAAGCTGATCCGTCCGCCCGGCACGCACCATAACGCGCTCAGCGACGCGGAGTGCCAGGCCGAGCACGCGGTTAGGCTGCTCGTGAAGGAGGACGCTAGGGAATGACGATCGAACCGGGCGTTTGCTACCGTGACGGATGGGGGGATATCGATTACGTGGAAGCGATATCCGACCTCCGCAACGCCTATTTCCAGCGCCGGTCGATGCGGCGCGGGGAACCTCAGACCGGGTGCATGGTTTGCGGCGACTCCGGCCATACCGTGGAAACCTGTCATCACGACCCGCTCCAGCTGGCGCGGAAGTGGACGGCGGCATCGGCGGTCTTCACTTGCTTCCACTGCGGCGTGGTATGCACGACGACCGAAGAGGCGGTCGCCCACTTCGGTCGATCGGAGGACGAGATCACGAAATGTTTGCGGGAACGACTCGATAGCCGGATGAAACAGAAATGACCACGCGCGTCCTCCGCTACCAGCGCGAAAACCCGATCCGCGACCGGGTATGCGCGGACGCGCTTCGCCTGTACGGCATCCGGTCCATCCAGATGAACCTCAAGTTCGACGCTGGGTGGCCGGATCGCCTCTTCCTGATGTCGGGCGGGAAGCCGTTCCTGATCGAATTCAAGAAGCCCGGCGCGCCGCTGGCAGCGCTTCAAAAACACAGGGTTACGGAACTTCTTAATCTGGAATACGATGTCGAAGTTCACGACGACTACCACGTGGCGAT